AAGTGCCGATGCCAATGCCGGGTGACTGGAGTGATCTCGATTGCGATGACCTGAAGGCGCCACTCCGACCGCCCGAAGTGCCGGCGCCGGACGAGGTGGCGCCATTGTGCAACCTCTGCGGACTAACGAGCGTGCTTGGACATGAGGATAGCCCTGCTGCTGGGCCACACGGGCTTATCGACTGTACAGTTTACGGTGGATACGAATCGACTCCAGGCAATGGCTACGGCGCGCTGGACGACTGTACCAAGTACACGTTTTCGCTCTGCGAGTTCTGCCTAGACTGGCTGTTCCAACAATTCGTCAAGCCGGTGGCAATCAGCGGATACGCTGGCGAAGGCGCCGAGCAGTGGAAACCCGCCGCTTCCCGCGTGGCAGAAGACGACTGGCGGGAGATGAAAACCGAATTCCGAACGGAGCACGAACGCCGAGCGGCTGCACGAAGGAGCCGGTCATGAGCGAACGACGCTGCGACGTGCATCCAAACACTGAGTATTGCGACGGCGGTACGGGCTGCTCATATCGTGAGCCTCAGGAAGGAGCGTCGCGGAATGCGGTGCCCAGCAATGCCGGCGGTCATACATGCCCGGGCGACGTTCCTTCGTGCGGTTCGGATGAGCTTGCGGCGGCGCGTGCAGCGTTCGCCCCGTTCGCCACGACAAGTTCGATGGATCTGCGCGTCGCAGGACGCGCCCTCCTTCGCATGGTGGACGAGCTGCGCGCAGAGAACGTCGAGTGGATGGTCGCCGTCAAGGGTAAGGGTGGCTGGAACGACATGGTGCTCGAGCTGCGCGACGATGTTCGGCTCTACAAGTCGATGTTCGAGGCTGCGGACGCGTCGAACGGCGAGCTTCGTGCCGACCGCGACGCTTACGTCGTCGAGCTTGAGCAGACGCGCGCGAAGCTGGCCGAGGCTGAGTACTGGCGTCTAATCCACAAGAACACAGTCGACAAGCTGGAAGCGAAGCTGGCCGAGGCGGAGAAGATGCGAGCCGGTGCAGTCGCCATCCAGGGTGCGCTGGAGAAGAGAGCCGAAGCCGCCGAAGCGCGCACTCTCAAGCTAGCTGAAGCGCTATTCGCCGCGACGAACGGGCACGTGGACATCGACAAGCTGGAAGGTAAGCCGTGAACGACACCTTCCTGCGCGAGTTCGAGTTCCCTACCGACTTCTCCGGAGCAGCGGAGGCCGTCTGGGTCGAGCACTTTGACGCGAAGGCAGGAATCGCCAACGTCGCGCTGCGCAAGGACTACACCAGCAACGCCCAATTCAGGCTGGTAGAGACCATCGTCGTGGCTGTGAAGGATCGCGGGTCACCGACGAAGCCTAAATTCGCTCGGCGCGTCTTCATCGTGCGGAGAATGAACGCGATCGTCCCTCTTCCAGAGGATTGCGGCAAATGCCTCGCCTATCTCCAGTCGAGTGTGGGCCGCTTCGCGTACTACGTGTTTGACTCTCGTAGTTCTCCCCTCGCCATCGGTAGTAGTGCCGCAGAAACCACTTCACCTGCTCCCGCGAAAGCCGAATGTAAACCCGCTCCCGCGGCTTCCGCGTCAGTGTGCCCTTGCGTAATACAAGGGACCAACTGGCACGACCAGGCGGCGGGAACCGCTTCGCAAACTTCCGCTGCAACCGCAGCGCGTCCTGACGACGAATTCCCAGATGAACCGCAAGAGTTCGGAGCGTGATGGGCGTCGTACGACCTGACCCGGGCTTCTTGATCGTCGGCATCGATGACCGTATCTGGAGAGAGTTCTGCTCTTGGTTTACCGACAGGGGCATCAGACCGCCACCCTACGTGTCAGACGGCGTTTTCGTTGCCCTCGACGGCCCCGGTCTCGTCGCTGGGTGCTGCGTCTACCCGTGCGACGGCCCGTACGCCGTCGTGGAGTACGCTGCGACCAATCCGCGCGCCTCCCTGAAGCTCGCCTACGAGGCGATGCTCTTCGGCGCCCAAGCTCTGACGGCTTACGGAGCGATGAGGAAGAAGACCATGCTCTGCTTCCCGGTGAGCCGCGGCATGGAGAAGATGCTGAAACGCGCCGGGTTCGAGACGTCCTCGGCCCCGCTCATGAAACACGGCCCGTGGAGCGAACGATGAGGCCGAAGTGCCCCATCGAGCCGGAAGGCATCCATTGCTACCTGCTCTCCAATCCTTCGGTCTGCGAGTTCTGCGGGCTACTGTTCACGTACATGGGGACTGAGGAGCTGCAAGAGAGCGATGAAGAAATGGACTTTCCTCCTGGCGAGTAGCCTGGCTGGTTGCGCCGCAGTGCCCGATTCTGACGCGGAGCGCGCGTGCCGCTCGATCGGCGAGGCGTGGGAGGAGACCGCCGTGGCATGCGGGTTCGAGGCGACCATGCCCGACCAGGACGCCGTGTGCGGCAGGGCCTACTCGTTCGACGCCGATGAGCTCAACGGTAGCTGCCTCCCGTGGATTCGCTCTCTCCCGTGCCTCGAGCTGAACAACGAGGCGTTCCAAGCGCACTGCGGCAAGGCGATCAGCCTTAAGACCTGGTAGGTGCCCCCCGGCCGAGGGAGGTGGCTTGGGAAAGCGCAGTCTCAACCGGGGAGCGACCGCAGCATATCACGCCCGTTTTCGCTTAACTATGACCAGGGACGGATGGGAAAAGCTGTGGAGTAGTTTATCTCTCCCGGCATGCACAAGCCCAACACTGTAAAGCGACTCATCCGTGAGTACGACCCCGTCTACCTCCGCGAGGTCGTCAGGCCGAAGGAGCTCATTCCGAAGAACGAGCAGCTCATCCTTCCCTTCGGCGAATGGGAGGAAACGAGAGAGCCGCGAGCGTTCGGCCCGCCTGGAAAACGCCGTAGATTCTGCTAAATTCCCTGCATAAACATGGCGAAGGTCAACTGGGCAAAGGACCGCGAGCGGTCCATGATGCGTGGTCCGTGCGAAGCGGCAGAGCCGAAGGAAGACGACGACAACCGCGTCTGGTTTGAGAAGAAGTTCCCCCACGCTCCGCCGCCGCCTCGCGTCTGGATACCACCGGCACCGCTGCCCTCGTGGATGAAGGACCGCGCCCTCCTGCCGAAGAAGCCACCAAGGAAGGGTGACCCTAACCCCTGATGGGGCATCGGTAGGGGGTTAGGTTTGTGCAGGCTGTGTGGAGGTTCCATGGAGATTCCATGGAAGTGTTGACAAGAGTTGGCATGGGTGCTTTGCTCCGGATCTGCTTCTCAGTTCTGAAGTGTCTGGTTCTCTGAGAAACCGGAATCAGACAACAGATGAGAAGTACAGAGTCTGCCTCTGCTGATTCGACAGCCCCTTCTCGTAGCTGCTCGGATCTGAGCGACCCGTGTGCCCGCCATAGGGACTGACACCAGTGTCACCGCCCAGACTGGAACAGAATGTGGGACACTGTCCCATGTTCTCGAGGCGCTTGACACATGAGCAGGAGTCAAGTAACTCTAGCGTATGCTCGGCAAGTGGATACGTCCCTGGCCCGGTGAAAGCGTCGTAGGCGAGGTTGTTTCCGTCGAAGGGGAGAACCTTGTCTGCCGCACGTGGACCGGCCAGACGTTCATTATCCCCATGCGCGGGCAACTTGTGGAGACCGCAGAGGGCAAGCCAATGCGGCTCTGGCGTGAGAGAAAGCACGGGGAAGCGCTTCCATCATGAACAGGTACACGTGGCGGACTCGGGAGGATGGCATGGTGGTCATTCAGGACGGGGGCGCCGAGCGTGCTCTCACGCTGGTCGGCGACGAGGCCGCCCTCGTGGACAAGGTGGAGAAGAACTGGGGCGGGCTCTGCCGCGTCTACGGGGAAGCCTACGGCATCCCTGACGGGTGGCTCCAGGCCATGATCTTCCGGGAGAGCGGCGGCAACCCCAACGCCTTCCTGCGCGAGCCGAACGGGTGGACCGGGGTCGGGCTCCTCCAGATCACCTACCCGGCCCTGAAGGGCGCCAAGAAGGTCAAGGGCGACGACGGCAAGGAGCGATGGGTTGGCGGGCTCACCGACCAACAGCTCTTTGCCCCCGCGAAGAACCTCGAGATTGGCGCCAAGTACGTCGGCCAGCACATGAAGACCTACGGGAACGACTTCCCTCGGGTAGCGGCGGCGTACAACGCGGGATCGGCCAAGCCGCCGATGAACAAGGCACACGAGAACCCGTGGTGGCTGCACTCCACCGGGAGCCACATCTCCAAGGAAGTGGCGGCCTTGAACTACTGGATCGTGAAGTACCGGCACCGGGCGGACGAGTCCATTCAGCAGCCCGTCCTGATAAGCCTTGTCGACCTGGCCAGGGAAGAGGATGATCTGGCCCGAAGAGACACCGAGCCGCCCGAAAACGCGGTGTGAATGTAGCGGGAAAGCCCCGCTCAGGAGGAAACATGGGAAAGACCGAGAAGACGGTAGCGAAACCGAAGCAGACAGGAATGGCGCTCGAAGTGGACGTCATGAAGAAGATTGCCCACCAGCTCGAACGGCTCCCGCCTGACGCTGGGGTGCGCATCGTGCGGTTCGTCCAGGACTGGGCCCACTCGCGCGAGGTGAAAGACATCCAGAGGGGGAGCATGGACGGGCAGCTCCCATTGCCAACCGAGTTCCCCGTATGAAGGCAATCGCGGTGTTTCGTCAGATCCTTGGGGCCAACGGGACATGCATCCTTCACCCCATCGGCATTGTCGCCAATGAGGAACTCGCGAAGGAGATGGTCGCCCATGCAGAGGGAATGCTCCGAGAGCTCGAGCGTTGCCACGTGACCGAGGTGACACCTACCGGCCCGCGCGGGGTCATGCCCGTTCCACAGCTCTTCGCCGAGCTTGGCATTACGAGCTTCAAGATCATGACGATGACGGCCGACGTCAAAGAAACCAGTTTGATCGTCCCTCGGACTTCCCCCATATTGCAATGATGGACTCCGACTTTCCGATGCCGGCTGACGAGATGGTACCCGTTCAGAAGGCCGGCATCGTGAAGTCGCGGGCCGAACGGATCGGCGAGATTGAGGAGGAACTCCACCAGGAGTCGGCCACGGTCATCGCCGATGCCCTCCACTTCGTCGACCTCGACCCCGAGGCTCCGGAGATGCCGGCTGGGTGGGTGGAGGAGCTTGGAGAGGCTGCCGCCAAGAGGCGCCTCAGGACGGCCCAGTACGGGCTACTTCCAGCGAAGGACGCTCCAGTTGGGCTCCGCATCGCAAAGGATGCTCTCGTCGGCATGGCCAAGGTGAAGGCCGTCAAGAACGCCCCCGCGAAGACCCTCAACATGATCGTGGTCAACATGGCTGGGCCTCTCCCGGTGTACGAAGAGATGGAAGTCCTGAAGGCGAGCAAATGACAGACGCCCACTCCGACCCGCCCGAGGGCAAGCGTGTCTTCTTCCGGCACTACACCACCGGGGACAAGGCGTACCTCGTCACCCGGGAGGGCAAGCAACACATCAAGTACGATCGCCCGTACGACCAGTCGACGATGCTCTTTCGCAAGGAAGAGTGGGTGCCTGACGAACATCCTGAACCGTTCTCCATTGGGCAGACGATTCAGGTCGCCTACGCCACCGACCGGGCGCTCTGCGGCATGCTCGGGATGCACGTGGAGGCGAAGAAGCAATGGGCGTCCCTCTCCGAAAGGGAGCGGGCCAACTTCATGCTGAACGGCCCGAAGGAGCCAGCTATACGCGCTCAGGTCTACAAGGCGCTCAAGAAGATGCTCGAGCCCTTCACGAGGTCAGAGTGATCGACCCCGTCAAGAGGCAGCTCGGCAAGAAGTACCCCGAGGAGCCGGAAGAACTCGTGCGCGAAGTGCAGCGCGTCATCGGCCCTGTCCTCGCGGAGCTCCGCCAGCGGTTCAACGAATTGGGACCGCAGCTCGCCTACCAGATTGAAGAGAACGAGGCGGACATTCTTCTCGTCGACACGACGAACATGATGAAGTTCACGCAGATGACCAACGCCGAGACGGGCGACGTTTACTACCTTGATCCGGCCGGTACTCCGGGCGTGAGTGATCTGGCGGCGAACCCAACCGGCGCTTGGGTATACAGTCAGACGCTATGAGCGAGCACGTCTACACCCCTTCGGCCTGGGGGCAGGCGTACCACAATACGATTGTCGACGAGCTGCTCGGCGCAGGCTCTGCAGGACCTGGGAAGACCGAAGTCCTCATCAACGACCCCAATCCGCAGATTTACACGGAGCACAAGCGGTGCGAGGAGGCGTCGGACCACCCGTATCCGCTCACGTGGGGCAACTCCGTTGGTTGGGCGCTCCACCTCCGCAGAACGGTCCCGCAGCTCCTTCAGACCATCGAGCGCACGCGCAAAATATTCCCCTTCATCGACCCCAAGGTGAAGTGGTACGGCGCTGACAACCTGTGGGAGTTCTCCTCTGGGTACAAATGGCAAGCTGGGCACTGCAAAGACCCTGACGACTGGGAGAACTACTACTCGAACGAGTACACGCATGTCTCGTTCGACGAGCTGACGCAGTTTCTCGAGACGCAGTACGACCAGATTCGGACCCGTGTCCGAACGGCCGACCCGGTGCTCATGAAAATGCTCAGAACCGTGGCGATGTCGAACCCGCTCGTTCAGCGCATGTCGAACGAGAAGTACGTCATTCGAGATCCTCACTGGGTGAGGAGAAGGTTCGTCGATCCGAGCCCCGAGGGGCGGAAGATTCTGAAGGAGAAGATCGTCCTCGGGTCAGGCGAAGTGCTCTGGACGACGCGTCTATACCTCCCTGCCAAGCTCTCCGACAACCCGAACAAGGAGTTCGTCCGGCAGTACGAGATCCGCCTGCGCTCGATGAAGCCGCATATCCAGAGGGCGCTTCTCGAGGGCAATTGGTACGCGACGGCGGACTCGTTCTATGGCGACACGTGGGACCCGCAGATTCACGTCTGCCGGCCATTCAAGATTCCCGACAACTGGCCCCGCTTCCGTACCCTCGACTGGGGGTTCAAGAACCCGGGTCGAGCCTACTGGTGGGCACTCGACGACGAGAACAACCTCTACTGCTACCGGGAACTCTGCTTCAAGGAGAAGACGGACGCCCAGGTCGCCATGATGATCATGGAGATCGACTTGGCCCAAGGGATGGTGAAGCAGGGCCGGTCCCTTCTCACAGGCCCAGCGGATACGCAACTCTGGGAGGAGCGCGGCGAGACAGCGAAGACCAAGGCGGCGGTCATGGCGTCGAAGGGCGTCTACTGGACGAAGGCCGACAAGCTCTCCCGAAAGCACAACGCAGAGCGACTCGTCGCGAGGCTCCGCGACCACTCGAACGGGAAGACAGCTCCCGGTTTCGTCGTCTTCAACACCTGCCGGGAGATGGTTCGCACCATCCCAATGATTCAGACGGACCCGGACGACATCGAGGTCCCGGCAGACGGCGGCGACGACCACTCGCACGACAACGCTTGCTACGCCTGCGCGTACGTTTCTCGCGGGCGAGTGGGCATGCCGAAGCCTGCTCTCGTGAACGAGTGGGAACGGCCGGAAGAGAAGGACTCAGTGAGCGATAAACGCGGCAGACTCGGATACGGTATCTGACCATGGCCTACGAAAAGAAGAGCGAAGCGGATAGCGAATTGCCCGAAGAGGGACTCGACTCGGGAATGCCGTTCCCCGAGTACGACCTCAACGTGCCCAACATCGCGCTCGAATGGGCGAAGCACGAACCGGGCAAAGAGGAGCTGAAGCTTCTCGGCGACGACATCATCCAAAAGCACGACGAGTGCTACGACAGCTCGGAGAAGTACCGGAAGAATGTCGCCAAAAACTGGGCCCTCTTCACCGGGGACCTACCGCCGAAGGAATACCCGTTCAAGGATTGCGCCAATGCGAACGTGCCCATCATCATCGAGAACATCTCCAGAAACTCGATGCGAGCCTTCGGGGAACTCTTCGGCGATTGGTTCAGCGTGTTCGGCGCTGTGCCCATGGGGCCGGGCGCGCAAGGAGAGGCGGAACTCGTTACCGCTCACTCCAATTGGCAGATACGGGAGCAGATCACCGACTTCAAACGACAGATGTACCGGGCCATGCTCGGGTTCTTCTTCATCGGGGACCTGACCTGCCATTCGTTCTACGACGCGCGGCGAAGGTCGAACCGGCACGAGTTCATCACCCCGGACGAGTTCACCGTCCCCTTCACGTACACGTCCACTCAGCCGGACTACTCCGACTGCCCGCACTACTCCAAGATTCTGAACCTCTACAAACACGACCTCCAGGCTCGGATGGAAGCTTGGGCCAACGTGAAGGAGGTCCTCGAAGACGAGCCTACGCACCAGGACGAGCCGCAGCTTCTCCTGTCGGAGAAGACGGCCAAGACGACTGGCATCGACCCGGGCGAGACGGTGGCTCCTCACCGGATGATCTGGTTCGAGGGCTGGCTCGAGCTTCCTAACCAGTCAAAGGACAAGTGGTGCCGGGTCGTCGTTGACTACAAGACCCATCTCGTCATGGAGCTGGTCCTGCTCGAAGAACCCGCCTGGCAGGACGTCGAGCGGTACAACGCGCAGCTCGCCGAGCTGGAAGGCTACCGGGCGGAGAACGCCAACTACCTCGCGATGATCGCCGACCAGGAGCAGCAGGTGGCCCAGACGGCCCAGGAAGCGCTCGTCATGGGCGACCTTATGGGACCCGAGCAGAAGCAGGAAGTGGCGCAGACGCTCACCAGCGCGCTCGAGATGAAGCCCGAGGCTCCCATCGCGCCGACGTGGCTCGACAACCCGGACGACCCCGAGGCCAAGCCCGAGGAAGTGAAGACGGAGCCCATCTACCTGTTCACCCACTTCGTCAACATCGAGCCCTTGGTTGGCACGCTCGGTATCGGCTGGGGCGGGATGCAGGGCGACATCTCCCGAGCGGCCAATACGATGTTCAACCAATACATCGACGCGGCAACGCTCTCGAACATCTGGGGCATCATCAAGAGCGATCAGGTGAAGTTCAAGGAGGAGTTCAAATGGGGACCTGGAGCGATGAACGAAGTGGTGGGTCTCTCGGGGGAGGAGATCAAGGCGAACATCATGGAGCTGAAAGCGGCTCCTCCTTCTCCAGAGCTCATCAACGGCGTGAGTCTGCTCTACCAGTGGGCCGCGAGTTCAATGCAGTCACCATCGGTTCTGTCTGGAGAGCCTGGGAAAAGTGGGGAATCGGCAAAGCTCCAACTCTCACGTGTCGAGCAAGCGACGAAACAGATTTCAGTTACTACACGCAAGTTCGCCGATGACCTCGAGTACGTGGCGAAGAACAACGCCAAGCTGAACCGCATCTACATGCCGGATGAGGAGATCATCTCCGTCGCCAAAGCGCGCGGAGCTCCGATGGAGTCCTTCCCGGTGAAGCGGAGCCTCTACGACCGGAACTACCGGTTCACCGTCACGGCAGACTTGAGGTTCACCTCCAAAGCCCAGCGGGTGACCGAGGCCGATGAGCTGGCGACCCTGTTCACCAAGCAGTTCCCCCAGCAGGCCGCCGCCAATCCTGGGCTCATGTACCAGATCATGAAGAAGTGCGTCATGGCCCGTGAGCAGTACGACCTCCTCGCGTACCTGGGGCCAGACCCGATGTCTCCCGAGGGGCAGCAACAGCAGCAGATGCAGGCCCAGGCGCAGCAGCAACAGCAACAGCCACAACCTCCTCAGAACGGCGCGGCTCCTGGCAACACGCCCTACCAGGGCGCTCCGCAACCTCCCAGGCCACCGTCGCCGCCCGGCGCACCGGGAGCCCAAGGAATGCCCAACGGAGGATGACAGATGGCGCAGCAAGACATTGACATCGGCGACGCGAGGGAAGACTGGAAGGGCCACCTCTACACGGGCCACGTCAAGAAGCGCGTCCAGACGCTCCATGCGGCGGCCGTGAGCACGCTGCGCGGGGCCTGCTCGTCATCGTCTGACCCTCACGTGCGTGGAGCTTTGGAACGGGTGAAAGCGCTGGAGAGCGCGCTCGAGCTGTTCGAAAAAGGAGTGGAGTGATGGAAGACGAGAAGAAGGCAGAGGAGAACGGTCAGATTGACGTCGAGAAGCTCGACCTCGCCAAGTTCGGCGTGCAGCCGGCAGACATGGAAGTGGCCAAGGAGCGGCTCCTGTCGTTCGTGAAGTCGAACTACGAGATGGAGCGCGAGCGCCACGTCGCAGCTCCGGGAACGTTCAACCTCCCTCCCCTGCTCGAGGAGCGTCGCCTCAAGTGGAAGATTCCCGATGGGGCCTTTCGCGTCGCCGCTGGGACCGTATACGATCGGATACTCATCTGGCAGATCCCTCTCCTGTCGGAATGCACGGAGGATGAGCACTTCATCGGCGGAGCGGGCGGGACGCTCTACAAGTCCGATCAGACGCGGGAGAAGGACACCCGCGAAGCTCCCCGAGGCGTCATCATCGGAGCCGGCCTGAGAGCCCTGGACGCTCTCCGCTCGAACGGCATCGACCTAGGCCACATCGTCTACTTCTGCAAGAACACGGTGTACTCCATTCAGGTCGACTACATCGCCGGCAAGTGGGAGCGCGTCTCCCTGGCCAGGGAGGGAGACCTGGTCCTATCGGAGGACGTGTCTCTTGCGATGCGCACCGGGGCGATGAAGGTCGTCCCCTACGAGATTGTTGGCAAAGACGGGTCGGTACGCACCGAGCACCTCTTGGCTGACGGCAATGGAATCGCCAGGGAGCGCATGCTTCCCCCGGCCGAAGACGATCTGTAAACAAGGAGAGACCCATGGCTATCAAGAAAGACCCGTTCGACGATGACGATGACGACAAGACGGTGGAGCCCGTAGAGGCCGAGGAGCAGGAAGGCCCGGTCAAGGAACTCCCTGTAGAGCCAGACCCGAACGAAGAGGCCTCCGCTGGTGACACGGAGGAGGTGAAGGCCGCGCGCCGCGAGCGTCGTCAGAACCGCTTCAAGGAAGCCCAGGCTTCGGCCGAGGCGGAGAAAGCACGCGCCGACGCCGCCGAGCGGCAGCTCAACGAAGAGCGCACCGCGCGCATCGCCACCGAGACGGCCGCCCGGACCTACGTGGAGGCCAACCGAGCGAACCAGCCCCAGTACGACCCCTGGCAGGTCGCCGCCGATGAGGTGAAAACGCGCCGTCTCGCCCTGGCCAATGAGGTGAAGATCCTCACGGCCGAAGGGAAGTATGACGCGGAGCAGCAGCAACGGCTCCTGGGTGAGTGGACCGCCACCGAGCAGCGTCTCAACGACATCTCCGTCAACAAGCAGCTCTACTACCGCGATCAGCAACAGCGGCAGTACGCGCCGAATCACCAGGCCCAGGCCCAGGAAGCGGCCGTTGGCGCTCAGATTCAGACCAGGTACCCCGACGTGGTCGCCAATCCACAAGCCGCCCGGTTCATGGAGATGACCTTCCTCCGCGCCGTCCAGGCCGAGGGGAGGCCGAACAACTGGGAGACCGCCGACGCCGCCGCAGCCGAAGCCCGCCGCGCCTTCAAGCTCGGAAGGCCGCCGCCCGCCGACGCCGCCACCAAAGCCCGCTACTCAGGGATCAGCGCTGGGTCGAACGGGAGCGCCAACGGAGCCAGCAACGGGAAGATCGGGATGACGTCCAAGTACAAGGCGATGGCACATACCCGCTTCCCCGACCTGTCCGAGGAGCAAGCGGAGAAGAAGTGGGCGCAGACTGTAGGCAAAAAGATTCTGTCCAACGGCGGATAATAACCGTTGACAGTCAATCCAACTTAGGACACTTGTCAATTACGGCATCGAGTCCTTAGCCAGGGCGGAATGTCTGACGGCCACCGGGGCTCCCACCCGGGTTCGGTCTGAATGCTCCGGGAGAGATTCGACGATCTGCAAGCGTCGGAGACGGAGCATTCATGGCGACAGTGAAACGGCCCGTAAAGCGCACCGACCCCCGCGCCCGCCCCATCGACCCGATGGAGGCGATGACCCGCATCCAGGACGCCGACCCTGAGATGCGTTACGTGTGGGCTCCCGAGCACGGCATGCACGATGTTCTCTACTACGAGAGCATGGGCTACGAGAAGGTCATCCTGACAGAGGGCGGACCCCGTCCCTTGCGACTTGGCAAGAGCACGAAGGAAGGGCCGATCATGCAGTTCGGCAGCATCCTCATGTGCAAGTCCAAGGAGTCGTACGCCGATGAAATCTTCGACCCGGGGCAAGCCGAGATGGATGCCATCGAGCGCAAGATTTACGACAAAGACTTTGCCCGCCGAGAGATCTCCAAGGTTGACGGCGTGCGCGGCATGATCGGTCAGGAAAGCATCGACGCGGTCAACGAAACCACACCACTCACCCGAGGCTACTGAGAGGAAGCTATGGCTGACAATACCTACAACTACGGCTTTCGGTGGCACTCCAACCTCAGTGGTGGAGACCAACCGAAGCCCATCCGCTACCGACTGGCGAGCGCGTACAGCGCGGCCCCCGGCGGCGTCCAAGTCGGCATCCGCCCGGGCGACGTCGTCAAACCGGCGACCGATGGCACGGTCGAGCTGGCAGTGGCCGGCGACGCCACCATAGCTGGCGTCGTGTCCCACGTCGGCCCGTTCTACAACTCGGCACTCGCTGAGATGGACATCTCCGACCACATCCCCTACGGGCAGGGCGCCTACAGCACGAACCTGGACCGCGAGACCTACGTCTACGTGATCCCGGCCTTCGGGACGGTCTTTCAGGCGATGTGCGACGACGCGACGACCGCGACGACCCAGGCGGCCTACACGGCGTTCATCGGCGAGAACGCGGACCTCATCAATGCCGCGGTGACCGGGTACGCCCACCCGCTGCTCGACATCTCCACGCACGCGACGACCGCGGCCCAGTTTCGGATCATGGACTTCCTGAAGCGTCCAGGGGTCGACTTCACCGGGAACTACGTCCCGTTTCTCGTGACGGTCAACGAGTCCTACCTGCCGACCTTCACCACCACGGGAGTCTAAGGCCATGGCCACATTCGCATCGCAATCTACGGTCTTCCGGGGTCTCCAAGAGACGCTCGAGTCGATCATCACGGACAAGGCCGAGTACGAAGACAAGGCCCAGTTCAAGAAATACTACAAGGTGTCGAACATGTCCGACGCCTACGAGGACGATGCGGAGTACGGCTTTGCCGGGCTCGCCTCGGAGACTGGCGAGGCCACCGAGTTCCCGGTCGGGACGCTCACCCCGGGGTCCTTCACCCGGTACATGGCTCGGAAGTTCGGCATCAAGATGATCGTCACGCAAGAGGCGGTCGACGACAACAAGTACGACAAGATCATCCAGGCCGGCGCACGCTGCACCAGGGCGCTCTGGAAGACCATGGACATCGACGGCGCTTTGCAGCTCGCTCGGGCGGAGAGTTCGCTCTACGTCGGCGGCGACGGCGTCTCCTTCGCGAGCGCTTCGCATACCCTACCGGGCGGCGGAACGTTCTCGAACACCATGGCGACTCCGATGGCCCCTTCGACGATGGGCCTCACCCTCGCCCAGACCCAAGCGGACAAGCTTCCGGGCCACGACGGCACGCGAGAGGGCTACCTCATCAAGAAGGTCATTCACCCGGTCGACCAGCGCTTTCTCTGGTCGCGCCTCGTGAACTCGACCCACGCTCCCGAAGCTGGGGAGTACAACGCGATCAACGTCATCGACCACGACATGGACATCGACCTCGTCTGTGTCCGCCAGTGGACGAACACCACCACCAACTGGATGGGGATGACGGACGCGCCGGATGGCTTCAAGTGGAAGTTCCGCAAGAAGCCCAAGTCGGATACCTGGACGATGGACAACCAGCAACTGCTCTACCATCAGATCCACACGCGCTACGCGCGCAGGTGGTCGGATGCTCGCTGCGGCATTTGGTCGGGAGCCTGAGAGGAAACCATGTCGACTCAACTCGTATCTGACCTCCCCGTCGTCTCGCACTTCCCGGGGATGCGCACTCCCTGGGGAATCACCCTCCCTCCCGGCGGTCGCGTCGCTGCCTATCTTCGCTCCACCGGGGCGCAGTCGGGCGACGACATCACCATCGGCAATAACCTGGTCACCACCCTGGCCCAGGCGCTCGCCCGGGTCCGCTCGGGGGCAGGGGACACCATCGTTGCGCTCCCCGGTCATGCCGAGAACGTGACGACGACCCCGACCTGGGTTGCCGGGACGCGCCTCATCGGCGTCAAGTGCGGGACGGCGACGCCGACCTTCACCTGGTCCGCCACCTCGAGCCAGTGGGCCATCAACGTCGCCAACGTCACGGTCACGGGCTGCAAGCTCGCGGTCTGCGGCGCGGTCGTCGTGAAGGGCATCCTGGTCACCGGGGCGGGCTGCACGTTCCTCGACAACGAGATCGTTCAGGCGACCGGCGCGTCGCTCAAGGCAACCATCCTGATGGAGACCGACACGGGTGCAGACAACTTCACCTTCGCGTCGAACTACATCTACGGAACGGCCACGCACCAGTCGGACGACGTCCTTGCGATCAAGGGCGCGACCGTCAACAACCGCCTCATCGGCAACGTGGCGATCTGCTCCTCGACTGCGGTCACCAAGGGCATCTTCAGTATCGCTGGGGCGTCGCTGAACGGGCTCATCGCCGACAACTACCTCTACAACACCCACACCGCGTCAACGGTTTGCGTTCACTTCGCTGACGTGGCCTCGGATGGGCTCTGCGTGAACAACCGCTTCGGCTGCAAGCTCGGGTCTGGCGGCGCGGGGCCGGCTGTGACAGGCGTCCTGATCACCGGCTCAAGTTCCCTGTACGTATTCAACGAGAACTACTCGACGCCCACCAAGGGAACGTCTGGTCTCGTCACCCCGGCCGTTGACTCCTGATGGATAAAATCGATCTAGGGACGCTCGCTGGCACGCTCAAAGTTGACGGGCGTGCCGGCAGGTACTTCAAGGTGGCCGTGGGCGGTGCGTGTCGAATTAGGGTGATGTCTAAATGAGCACTTTCAAAGACCACAAGCACGAAGAGAAGGCCCAGCCGAAGTCCGCTCACGAAGAGAAGCACGTCGAGCACAAGGTGGAGCCGCAGGTTTTTGAGCAGTTCACTGCGGCTCAGCTCGCCAAGGAGCCCAAGGTTCAGCCGAAGGCTCTCGTGACCGTCGAGCACAAGACCTGTAACGAGCTCATGGCCAAGTTCCGGCACCAGCCGGCGAGTCTAGCCGAATCGATGGCGGACTACCTGAACGCCAAGCAGGCGTCTGGGGCTACGGTCATCGGCTGCTTCGGGGACACCACGAACCACTACTTCGTCTTCTCCAAGTGACCTCATAGCGGGCTCCAACCCTTGGGGCCTAGGGAGCCATCATGCCTAGGCACATCGGTCACGGAGCAGAAGCTGGGGATTTCGCGTCCCGCTGTGATTACTGCATGGAGCCTCGTCTCCGTTCGGAACTCACGCGGGACGCGCAAGGTCTCCTCCGCTGCGAGTTCGAGGATGGGCGAGAGCCGATGGAGCTTGACCAGGCAAACGCAGCAGCAGCGGCCAACCAGCTCCAGCCGGCAATGAATGACGGTGGGCGGTTTCCGCGAGAGGACACGGCGGGCGTGGTCACGCTCGAGACCCTTCTGGAGGGCACGCTGTGACGATCAGCGCGAGCCGCACCCACGAGTTCAACGTTGGGCAAATCTGCCGCCTGGCCTACCGGGAGGCGGCGCTGCTCAACGTCTACCAGGACATGACCGCGCAGCAGGCCGCGGCGGCCATGGACTTCTTCCAGGTCATCGTCCACTCGGCCGAGACCGAGGGCCTATTCGCCCGGTCGGTGGAGTTCGAGACCGTCACCCTCGTGGCTGGGACGAGCGAGTACGCCCTCGACACCTCCACCCTCGACGTCCACGGCAACGGCGCGTATATCGCCGCGGGTCAGACGGAGTCGGAGCTCCCCGTCATGCCCATCTCGCGGGAGATGTGGCAGGGCAAAGGGGTCCGGGTGGAAGGCGGGCCTCCATCCGAGTACTACGCCCACCGCTCCTCCTCGACGGTGGAGGTGTGGCTCTGGCCGACCCCTGGGACATCGGAAGCTGGAGGGACGGTACGGCTCCAGAGCAGGCGCCTGCGGGCCGACGTGACCACCTCCACGGTCACCCCGGACGCCGAGCGGTTCTGGACAGAGTACTTCGTACTGAGACTCGCTGAGAAGCTGGCAGGGTCCTCTGGGCTCGGGCTCGACAGGACGCAGAACCTCGAGAGGAAGGCCGAGCGCGCCCTCCAGAAGTGCCGCGGCAAGGCGAACCCGAGCACCAACCAGCAGATCGTGATTCGTCACGGGAGGTCACGATGAGTAACTTCTGGGCAGGCGGCGTAGGGGAGTCGGTCGGGGATGACCTCGCGACGTTGTCCCCCATCTACGCCTCGGGGAACATCTGGTTCGTCCAGTCGACGACCGGCACCGACGCGGCGTCGCCTGCTGGGAGACTGAAGAACGAGCCGCTCGACACGCTGAACCAGGCCAACACGAATGCGGCGAGCGGGGACCTCATCTACCTGCTCTCGGCGCACACCGAGACGCGCACGTCGGCCATCACCATCACCAAGTCCCTCACCATCGTCGGGTGCGGAACGACGAGCGGAAAGCCTGCCCCGCAGCTCATCAACAACTCCGCCGCCGCGTCCCTCTTCACCATCAACACGGCCGGAATCTGCGTTGAGTTCAGGAACATCTACTTCCCCGCTCAGACGCAGAGCTGCTCGGCGACCAAGTTCAGCAACGGCCAGGGCAACCTTCGCTTCGTCGGGTGCTACTTCGAAGCGAACGTGTTCGACGCGGCTGCGGTCATCACCATTCCAGCGACCGGGACCGAGTCCACCTTCGAGTTCATCAACTGCACCATGATCTCGACAGGGACATCCACGTCGTCCCAGCCGCTCGTTGGCATATCAGGAACGTCCCACACGGCGCACGTGCGGCTCGACGGTTCAACGTTCTCGAATGGGCTCTACGGGTGGAGCGGAGGATCGGCCGTCACCATCACGGCGGCCGGGTCGACGGAGACAATCCGAGGGGTCGGCGTCAACCGCCTGCTCGGGGCGACGCTCTCGCTTCCGGCGACGCGCACGTGGGTCACAGACGGGACAGTTACGGGCGGTGGCAGGATTGTGATTTAGCATGCACCTCATCGAACCTCTCGTGGTTGGTATCCGTGGAGCGGAGTCGGGCTCTGTCGACTTCTACCGTCGCGGGACATCGACGCGGATCATCTACTACGAAACGTTCGAGGGCGACGGCGGCACGACGCCGATTGGTTCCGTGGCGCTCGACGAGAACGGCGGTGGCGTCTTCTACGTGAACGAGACGGCCATGGTCGTCGTCAAGGACGCGACCGGGACAGAGGTTAGGCGGTTCGTCGCATCGCCCAACGCCTCGGCCGTTGAGGTCATCTCATCGAGCTTCACCGGGACGGACTACGAGACGGGTCAGACCGGTCTTAGCGAGCCCACAACGCTCAAAGCAATATTCGACCTTTGGACCACCAATGCCGGGGCGCCCGACTTCAAGGTGCTCGTTGGCGGTGTCGCGACAACGCTCCAGTCGGCGCTCGGGGCCATCGGCTCCCTCTTCTTCAGCGTGAAGGACATCGCCTATGGGGCGACCGGCGACGGGACGACGAACGACTCGGCCGCGATTCAGGGCGCCATCGACGCCGCGGAAGCTGCCGGCGGAGGAATCGTCTTCTTCCCGAAAGGGACCTACCGGCACAATTCGACGCTCACCATTCCAGCGGGCGTTTCGCTGCTGGGGGCCGGTCCAGGCGCGTCGCGCCTCATGATGGGCAGCGTCAACACGAGCCTCGAGTTTGAGGTGTCGACGCAGTGGCAGACGGTGGAAGGTCTTCGCATCGACACGTCCGCTGGCCACTCGGCGGTTCTCATCAAGATAGAGACAGGCAACCTTGTAGTATTCCGCAACTGCGTGATCGGCGACACCGCGATGACGTCCAGCGCCGTGCGGTTCAACGATTCGGACACGGTTGTGTGGTTCTACAACTGCGTTTTCAAGTGCGGCTCTACCACTGGATCATGGCTGCTCGACACGGGCGGCGTGAGCCACGTCGTGCTCGTTGGATGCGAGCTGATCCTGCCAGCGACGGCGGGCGGAACGTTGGCGTCTCTGTCGGCGGGAGGGTTTCTCTTCTGCAAGTTCAACACGTCGGGAATGTCGGCCGGCACAGCCACGCTTTGCACGCTCGGCCCCAACGACTTGGGCGCCGGGAACGTGGCATTCATCATTGGGTGCATCGGGAAAAACCCCGCTGGCGGTACACTCACCTATCGGGCCGGCTCCGCGGCGTCGGCGAGTAGGCGCGGGCTTCTCGACATCGGCAACGTCTGGGGCACGTCGGTGGTGCAGCCGTCGGGCTCGTCATCGCCCTCGGCCGCCACCTACTTCGAGGAGCTGAGTCTCCGCCGCGAACGCGGCAGGTACTACGTTGCCAGCGACGATGCCGCGATCTCGGTGTCGGCTGACCAGTACGCGACGGCGCAAGTCGTCCGAACGAACAACGGCGTGCAAACCGTCACGCTCGACACGCCCGGCGCCCCCAACCGGTTCTTCACGCTCTCGTACCACAACAACCACGGGGCTGGCGGCGGGACCATCACCATGGGCGGTGACGTGAAGGGTCTGACGACGTTCACGGTAAACGCCTCGAGCGTGTCGCATTACACCTTCGTGAGCGTCCACGTCGGCACCGCGAGCGACTGGGTTCTCGTTGGAAGTTCGGTGAATCAGACGCCATGACCGAAGCCGTCATCCCGTTCGCCAACCTCCAGGAGTCGTCCTACGACGAGATTGGCGGAGCCTCGCCTCAGGCGTTCAACGTCATCGTGGACGGCAAGGGGGTCATGCGTCGCCGCCCGGGGATGCAAGCGTCGTCGCTCATGACGTCGGAGGTGATCGACGCGGAGGGTCTCTCCGGCATCTACATGACGAAAGCGGGAGTCATCTACGCCGTTGGGTACGGCGTCGGAGAGCGCCCTATCTACCAGATCACGCCAGGCGGGTTCGCCGCCATCGGTTCTGGTGTTCCGCCGCACGGGCTGCGCGGGGACGCGCGCCCGACCTTCGCCGAAACGGAGATGCTTCTCGTTATCGCGGGCGGCCGAGAGCCGGAGAAGATCGAGCTGGCCACGCATGTGAGCGGTCGACTCGGCGGCTCACCTCCCGTCTCGACGCACGTGATTGGGCTCAGCAACCGGCTGCTCCTGAACGACGTGCAGGACGACAAGACGAAGGTCCGCTATTCCGACGTCGCCCTCGGGACGAGCACGTACGCGGGCCACGAAGTGTGGTCGCTCGGAGGCGTAGGAACGAGCGGGTACTTCACGGCGGAAGTGAGACCTGACGACGTTGTCGCCATTGCCGAGAACGCGGGCGAAGCGTGGGTGTTCGGGCAGACGACGCTCCAGACGTTCACGGCCGACGAGGTATCCATCTTCTCTCCCGTGGCAGCGGTGGAGCTCGGGTGCGGGGCGCCATACTCCATCGTCAAAGACGACGAGGCGTTCCATTGGATTGACCACAAGCGGCGCATCGTGAAGTCCGGTGGCAGGGGCTACGAGGTGGAGTCGGCCGGCATCCAGACGACGCTCGACGGCATGTCGACCAGCGCCGATGCCTTTGGCTACAGCGTCTCGCTCGGATTCCTCGACGCTTTCTGCTGGGGATTCCCAACGGACGGCAGGACCTTCGTCTACCAGAAGGAAGTTGGGTGGGGGCAGTGGGCCGGATGGGCCAATGGCAACTGGGCGGCGTTCTCCGCCGAAGCGGTATTCTCCTCGCCCATCGACGGCACCGTTCTCGTCGCCACCTCCACGGGACGGGTGGGGGAGTTCTCCCTTTCAGCTGCCACCGACTTCGGCGATCCCATCGTGGCCAGGGTCACCACGGGCTACGACAACCGGGGGACCAACGCCCAGAAGCACTGCCTCCGTGTCCGTGTGGCGCTCCGCCGTGGCGAGGGGACATCGGGCGAGGCTGGGTTCCTCCGGTGGCGGGACCGTCCTGGAGAGTGGGAGGGGCAGATCCCCATCGACTTCGGCAGTTCTGGCGATACGGAGATCGTGCTAACTTACCCCTCACTGGGGGTCTATCGCTTCAGACAGTGGCAGTTTGAATTCAGCGGGACGAGTCAGGTGTCGCTGGTGAGTGTGACCGAAGAGTTCGACGTTCTCGGCGTGTAGGAGCCCCCATGGGACTGGAGACAGCGGCGATCATTGCAGCGGTGGCGGCGGCGATCCCTGCCGTCGTCGGCATTGGAAAGCAGCTTTTCCCGGGCGACTCTGGGGTAGGTGGCGTTCAGGCGGCGGGGGCGCAGAAGATCGCCGACATGCAGAAGGCCGCCTCTGCCTACGGCGCGTACCGGCCTGACCAGGCCGACGCTCGGATGAAAGCCATGTCCCAGCAGCTCTCGTCTTACCAGGGCGCTGGGAACATGATGCAGGCCATGTACGGCGGCGCCGGTTCCGGTCCGGCCGGTCCGACCAGCGGGACGCTCGGCGACCCCGGCGGCGGCTACGCCAAACCTGACGGGACGCGGACCCCGGTCGATCCGCGCACGGGCGGCCCTGTTCCGAGCGACGCTCCGCCGAATGGGTGGACGCAGGCGGAATGGGAAGCGCAGAGGCGCGCGATGGACGCGGCAGCTCGAGCGAAGACGGCCAACGGTGGAACGAGCGGCCAGGGAGGGACCCCTCCTATCTTCATCCCCAGGGAGACGCCGACAGGGTCGGGCTCTTCAGGCCCCATGCTCACCGGAGACACGGGCGGGATGGCGGCCCTTCTCGGCGCGAGCGCGCCCCCTCCAGGTCCTGGTTTGATGGCCCCAACAGATAACGGTATGGCGGCCATGCTCGCCAGAAAACGGAGTCTATGATGCAAGGTTTCCCCGGCGGCGGTGGTGGAGGAATGCCTCCCTGGATGCGACAAGGTGGCCCTCCGATGGGTGGACCTCCCGGCATGGGTGGCCCTCCGCCAGGTGGCCCTCCTGGTATGCCGCCCGGCGGTCCTCCGGGAATGCCCCCTCCTGGAATGGGACAGCCCGGGATGCCGCCCCCCGGTATGCCCCCTCCCGGAATGGGCGGCCCTCCGCCGATGGGTCCGCCGCCAGGCATGGGCCCGCCTCCGGGTGGTCCCCCGGGCGGAGGTCCTCCCCCTGGGATGATGGGCGGGATGCGCCCCGGTCTTCCCACGATGGGCGGTGGACCTCCCGGTGGCGGGATGGGCCGACCGATGGGTAGGCCGATGGGGATGCCGCCGATGGCGGGAGGACCTGGTGCTCCCGGGGCCAACCCCATGGCGGCCATGCTCGCTCGAGGGATGGGAGGTCGTTAAGTGCTGACCGCGCCGACAGGGCAGACGCCGGGCATCAACCCGACGACGAGTATCGCTCCGCCGACGCAGACGCCGGGTCCCACAGCTCCGCCTCCGCCCCCTCCGACGCCGGCACCGAATCCGACAGGACCTCTCGGCCCGGTCATACCCCCGCCCGCTCCGCCTCCGCCGGCCCCGCCGCCCGTCACGCCTCCGTGGCAACCGCCTCCCAATCCGACTGGGCTCGACGGCGGGCCTGTACCCCAAGACTGGACGTCTGATCGGGCCAACGCTCCGCCGCCCAAGGGGCGATGGGCGAACTCGGGGACGTGGAAATACAACCAGAGCACTGGGTATTACGTCTGGATCGATTGGGAGATCGACCCCAAAACCAAGGGCGGCGGTGCGGGCAACGACCCCACCGGTACGGGCGGAGGAGTCCCGCCGCCCATCGGGCCGTTCGGCCCCGCCCCGCCGGTGCCGCTTCCTCCCTGGTACGACCCGGGGGGAGGGTTCTCGCTCGACAAGACGGTAGGCGGGTTCACCCCTCCATCGACCGACTTCGGCAAGAACATGTCGGGCGTCGACATGACGGTGCCTGGCGCTGCGGAGGCTTTCTACGCCGCCAACGCCCAGCGCTACGGGGCCACCGGCTCAAGCCTCGACTCCCTCTACTCGAACATGTCGGGCATGTACATGCGTGGGGTTCAGACCCCCACCGTGGGCAGCGCGCCGGCCGCGAGCTTCGGGAATCTCCCGACCATGGCCCAGGCGCTCGCCACCGGGTCAGGAGCCTTCGGGGCGAAGCCGACCGTTGGCTACCAGCCCACCGCTGACTTCGGGGCGCTACCAACAGCCCAGTACGGCAACCTCCAGGACCGCTTTACAAACCCCAATGTCCCAGGTTCTTTCGCCCAACAATTCGGGGCGATGCCCAACGTCAACGACCCCAATTGGGGCTCCTACTTCCAGAACAGCGGGATGCCGGGGGCGTACACGCAGGGGTACGGGCAAGAGCCGACCCTCGCCAATCACCAGTTCGGGGATTACTTCGGCCAGCCCCAGCTACCCGGAGAGTTCACGGGCTCCTTCGGTCCTTTCCAGGGTCCAACCGGGGCGCCCACCGGGCAGTTCGCCGGGCAGGGCAACGTCGGTCGCCGACCGGGTGACGAGTTCGGACCTGCCCCAACGGTAGGGAACAACCCCTCCACCGACGCCTTCATGAACCAGTACATGCCTGGGCAGAGGCCGGGTGACTTCAACGCCCAGGACTTCGCTCCCAAGGACATGTCGGCCTACTACGACAACGAGGCTCGGAAGATGTCCGAGCGCATCCGGTCGACCATGGCGGCCAAGGGCATGTACGGCTCTGCAGCAGCCGACGACATGATCGCCGAGGCCATGATGAACCTCTCGGCCCAGCAGGCCAAAGAGGAAGGGCAGTACGGTCTCCAGCGCTCGGCGGAAGCCAGGGGATGGGAGACGGCCCGAACGGGGTACGGCCTCGAGCGAAGCGCCGACGAGCTTTCGAGGTCCGCCGATGCGCGCGGGTGGGAGAGTGAGCGGGCGGGTCACTCCCTCAACGTCTCGCAGGACGCCGTGGAGCGCGCTCGGCTCGGGCTCGACTACACGGGACAGAAAGCGGAGTACGGGCTGAACCTCTCGCAGGACGAGATGGCGCGCAACGCCCAGACGCTCGAGTGGCAGAACTCCGCCAAAAAGTACGAGATGGACGTGGCCCAGTACGGGCTCGAGGCGGCCGATCAGCGGCTCAACGCCGAAGCGCAAGCCAAGGGCTTCTCCCTCGACGCGTACAAGGCGAACCTCCAACGTGGGAGCGAAGCGCGCGGATGGGCCGAAGCGGGGGCGAACTACGACGTTGCGCAGGCCGGATACGGCCTCGACGTCTACAACGCCCAAGCGTCCTACCAAGACGCAGTGGCGAAGTACGGCGTCGACAGCTACCAGGCGAACCTCGCCCGTAACCAGGCCCAGCTCGCCTGGGACCAAGCGGGAGCCAACTACCAGACGACGCAGGCCGACTACGGAATGCAGCGTGCGCAGCTCGAGCGCGGCTACCAGGACGCCGTGGCCCAGTTCGGCATCGACTCCTACCAGGCGAACCTCGCTCGCAACGAACTCCAGATGTCCTGGGAGCGGGAGAGGTCCCAATACGATCTCGGCCGCGCCAACTACGGAATCGACCTGATGTCCCAGCAGCTCGCCGGCCAGCAGGCAAAGGCCGACTACGGCCTCAACGTGTCGCAGGACGCCATCGCCCGAGGCAACCTCGACATGAGCTACCTGAACTCGCTCGGGCAGTACAACCTCGGGGTGGGCGGCCAGAACATCGATCGCTACAACGCCCAGCTCGCAGGGCAGAGGGCCTCGACGGACTACGGGCTGGCCGTCTCGCAGGACGCCATCGCCAGGGCTGGGGTGACGCAAGCGGGGCAGGCGATGAACCTCGGCTACGCCAACATGCTCACGTCCCTCGCTGGAACGAACTCGCAGCAACAGCTATCGTCGCTCAACTCCCAGGCCAACGCCGCAGCCACGGCTCAGGGGGCGCAGACCACGAGAGCCCAGAACGGCTTCCAGAACGCGATGCAGTACGGCAACGCCCTCTCGGGAACGATGCAGCGGAGCTACGATGGGATGTTCAACATGGACTCCCAGCTCTTCTCGCAGATGCAGCAGCTCGGCCTCGGCATGGGAGCGGAGGGGATGAACCAGGCCCTCATGAACTACGGCTTGAACCAGGAGCAGATCAACCAGCTCATGTCCATGGCGAGAGCGACCGGGTCGCTGACCACGGGGATGATCGACCAGATTCGAAGGTCCGGCAGTGGCACCGGAGGAACCGGCACGCCCATCATCCCACCGGGCAGCGGTGCGCCGGCCGCGCCAGTCGCCGCGCAGTCGCTCATGGCGCCGGCTGGGCAGCGGATCGTCGCCTACACGGCTTCCAAAGGGCCTGACGGGTCCACCATCACAACCCCGGTGTACGGCTGATGCCCATCCCCCTCGACCTCTTCGTCACGCCCTACCAGGGACCGGGGCAGCTCCCGTCCTCGGCTACCGGGTTCAACGGCCTCGCCGACTTCGGCAGCGAGCTTCGCGACAACGCGCTCAAGAAGCAGCAGCTCTCGCAGGACATGGCGAAGCACGGGGCGAGCCTCGCCGTCGAGCACGAGTCGGTGAAGGGCAGAAACGCCTACTACCAGGACTCGGTGGACGCTCGGCGAGAGGCCACTCAAGAACGAGGCAACGCGAACAGGGAGAAGCGCGTCGGCTTCCTCATGGACGCCTTCCGCAAAGCGAAAGGGACCCAAGAGCGGGACCTCATCCGCCAAGAGCTGACCCGGCTCGGCTACTCGGTGGACGAGAGCGAGAGCGAGTTCCAGGCCCCCGTCCAGGCCGAAGGCGCTGGCGCCATTCTCCCCGAAGCGGCGGCGCCTCCTGCCAAAGCTGGCCCGGGAGTGCCGAAGCCCAACAAGAAGTTCATGAGCGCGCTCGACCAGTTCATGAACACGGAGAACGGCAAGGAGCCTGGGGCTCCAGCGGAAGACCCCGGTGCGTCGCCGATGCCGTGGGAAGCGCTCGGGATGCCGGCTGCCCCCAAGCCCAAGGGCAAGGGTGGGCGGTTCTCCATTCGTGACCGGGAGGGCAACCTCGTCCAGACGTTCGACGAGCCCGCCGAGAAGGAGAAGAGTCGCGGCGCCATCGAGGCCGCCATCGCTCCCTACATCGACGACCCCAGAAACCCCGAGCAGCAGGCAGCCGCAAAGCGCGCGAGCGAAGTGGCCGAGCGCGCCATCTCCGCAGGATTCAGCGACAAGGAAGCGCTCCAGCTCGGCATCAACCAGCTCAACAAGGAGATGGGCAGCTTCAAGGCCCAGAAGCTCCCCTCGTCGGCCCCCGCTCCCGCCAAGGGCGGTGCGGCCGCGGGAGGCTCGGGGCTCGGCGTCGGCCGGCAGGAACAGAGCAGACTCGGCGCCCTGTCGGACGACACGCAGACCTTCCTCTTCAAGCTCTCCTCCGACCAGAAGATCCCCGACGCCAGGAAGGCGCTCGCCGAGACGGCGGAGATGGAGAGCGCGCTCGAGAAGGCTGGCCAGGACGGGTTCTCAGGCGGAGCGGCCCTCTCCAGGTACATGAAGTCCATTTCAGGGGCGGCCGTGAGTGAGCGGGAAGTGGACCGCATCATGGGCGGCGCGGGAGCCCTGTCCCAGTGGGAGACGAAGCTGAACCGCTACACCAACGGCGGCAAGCTCGACGATGACCTCATCCGAGGATTGAAGAACATCACGTCCCGCGCGAGACAGGTCTTCAACGAGCGCATCCAGAACGCCGTGCAGACCGGCCAGGGGTACTTCCGCAACAACGTCGGCCTCGCTACGCCCGAGGACAGGGCGAAGCAGGAGGAACTCGTGAGCGGGTTCTTCACCGGCAAGTGGAGCGACCAGAAGCCCCCGAGTGGCCCTAAGGGTGGGGCGCCGAGCGGTCCCAAGATGTCCCTCGAAGAGAAGATGAAGGCGAGGGGTCTGTGACCATCAGTCGCGAGCGCGCTCTCAAGGCTCTGGACCTGGCCAAGCAGGACCCTACTGCGTTCTCCGACCAGGAGATCGACGAGCTTCTCGACATCGCCGCGCCGAAGGGCGCTCCCGCCGCCGAGTCGAACTCAATGTTCAACCTGGGGCCGACCGGTGGGGACATGCTTGCCGATAAGATCCCTGTCCCTCCCTCGCCCGATGAGGAGATCCTCAAGCTCGCCGAGAAACCTGGAGCGATGCAGGCGATGAAGCTCTCGCCGAAGATGACGGTGGGCCAGCCCGGCGAGACCGAGGAGATGGCGGTTCAGCGGCGCGACCAGGAGCGGCAAGCCTACGACGCGAGCCACTTCGGCGACGACGCGCCCGAAGCGTCGCAGACGGCCTCCCGGCGCAAGGACCTCCACGCGCCTCCCGAGTTCCGCCCCCCGAGTCAAGAGCCGCCGACGATGCCAGGCGGAGGGGTCAACCCCATGGAGATGTTCTCGGGAGCGCTCGGGAAGGCCAAAGAGGCCATCCACATGACCGAGTACTTCCTCGAGCCACCGGTCACGCAGTTTCGCCGGGAGATGGCCCCGTACATTCCAGGTGTGGCCGACATGGGCATCGGAGACGACGCTTACAAGGAGTACGCTGACCAGCTCTGGAAGACCATCCACGACCAGGCCAAAGCGGAAGGTCGGCCCGTGGTAAGGGTCGCCTACAAGAAGGCCGAGACCGGCGGGGACGTCGTCAAGAAAGCCCTCGTCGAGAACGTGGCCGGGCCTCTCATGGGAGCCGTCTCCGGGGTGAACCGGCAAGCCTTTGGTCTTCCCGCCAAAGCCATCGGAGCGCTCGACAAGGAGACCGGGGAGAACGTCGGAAGGATGGGCGAGACCTATCCCCTCTCCGAGCTTGCGGGAGAAGTCGTCGGCGGCGCCTCCAGGGTGAGCCCGATGGGCCTCGCTTCCCAAGCCATCACCAAGTCGCTCCCCGCTGCTGGCGCCCGCACTCTCCTCGGGGCCGGCGGCAGGGGAGCCCTTGCTGGCGCGGGAGCGGGAGCGGTAGGGGCCACGTCGATCGCCGCCTCCGAGGACCGCCTCCCCACCGGCATGGAGCTCTTTCTCGGCGGCGGGCTCGGCGCCATCCCGGGAGCTGCCCAGGGGGCGCACAAGAAGGCGCTCCTTCGCTCGATGCCGGCCTTGAGCAAGGCGGAGATTGGCGGCGTCGCCGAGACGGACATCCTCCGCGGCGTCAAGCGGACCCCGAAGGGCCAAGCCATCCAGGAAGCTTCCGAGGAAGCCTTCGGCGGGCAGACCGGGCGAGAGCAGGACTTCGTCGCTGGGAAGATGGAGCAGCCTCTCACCCAAGGGGCGAGGCGCCTTGCGGCCACCACGCAGCGCGACGTTGGTGTGCCCCAGCGAACGTATTACGACATGTCCGCCGACGTGCGAAAGCCGCAGACAGCCATCGTGAAGGAAGCGATGAAGCTCCACGAACGGGGGGCGTACGAGAGCGGCTCGAACCTCCCGCGGCATGCCCAGCAGAACAAGGACCTCCAGAAGCTCATCGGCGACGCGGCGCACATGGAGATCGCTCCGTCTGTGAACGACCAGGCAATTACCAAATCGGCCCGCCCAGGATCGTTCGACCTGACGCCGGAAGCCGCCGCCAAGCAGGGCATCGATGTTGAGCGAGTCATGAGCAGGTACCGCGACGCTGCGCACATGGCGCCTGGCGAGTACATGATTCGAGTGACTCCCAAGGAGCTGAACGCGGAGCAGACCGAGAACATCATCCAGAAGCTCCACGCGCAGATCGGCGAGGGCAAGGACGTGGACGCCCTGAAGTCCCTCCACCGCGCCTCCCGCGAGGTCCGCGACCAGTTCCCCGCCATGGGGCCCATCAACGCGAACGAGACGGCCTCCATTGACCTCGGGGCGGGAGAGACGCTCGAGCTGAAAGGGTGGAGCGCCTGGCAGCACAAGGCGGCCGAGAAGACCCAAGGCTCCAAGCGGACCCTCGAGATGGGCGGGTTCTCCGGCGACGTCCCGACGCGGCTCGGAGGGAACGAGGCGAAGGGGCAGTTCGGGGCGACCAAGAACTACATGGCCGAAGGGCAGCACCCCGACGCCGACGCCGCCCTTCGTGAACTCGCCCAGCTCGGCAACGCTACACCTGGGATGCTCGAGGCCGTGGCCGGCGAGGCGGGGATGAAGTCACTCCCCGGTGGAGTCCCGACCAGTCGTGCCGGCATCCTCCAGGGCGCACGCCTCCGCCTTGACCCGCTGCTCCAGTTCTACGGGCCAGCCTTTGCCTCCGCCGCCCCAGGAGCGCCGGACAAGGTCACCGGGAAGCAGAAGCTTTCGCATCCGCTCGACGAAGAGACACTGAGACAGCTACGCAGCATCACCGGCCGCTTCGGCCCCTGAGGAGAGTTATGGCATTCCCCAACGTCAAATACACCGGCACGACCCCAGGAGCGGACTCGAGCGACTACACCCTGGTCAACTCCATTACCGGGGGGTGGCCCGGCAACTGGCCGGCTTGCTTCGGCGTCTTCAAGGTCGTGATCGACATCAAGCACGACCAGGCTGGGACGCTCAAGTGGTACAAGAACATGGGCGACGTGGACTCCACCGGATGGGTGCAGATGGGGCAGCTTGCCGTGTCGGCCCCCGCGGCGACAGCGGGCACGCAGGCTGAGGTATTCGTGGAGGCGCAGCGGCACGTGAAGGTCATATGGACCAACGGCGGCACGGCTCAATCGCCGTTCTCCGTCAACATCGCCCTGTCCGATCAGCGAGCGCAAATCTGACATGAGGTCCCTCGTCCGAGGTAGGCAACTGGACGCAACGGGCCGTCAGTTGGGCGACGGCGTCCGTCCCGTTGCGCTCGGCAGGGACATACTACAGCCAGGCGATCCGCTCCTCTTCGCTGGGGCTGGCCTCGCCGGGTATTGGCACGGTGACCTTGGCGTAACGGCGACCAGTGTCGTTGACCAGTGGGACGACAGGTCTGGCAACGCCGTCAACTTCTCTGCAACGCTGACGACGCGACCTGCTTATTCCAGGTACGGGCTGAATGGCCACGGCGTTCTCACGTTCGACGGCTCCAACGACGGCATGCTTGCGTCTGGCGTCGACATGTTCGGCAACAGCGCCTACACGTGGCTTGCCGTGATGAAGTTCACAACGACGGCAGCCTTCAAGATTGCCTTTGGCAACGCCGGCACTGGCGGCGGAGGGATGTACTTCGCAATCCACTCAGGCGTAGGCAATCGGCGCATTTCCCATCCGGGAGCATTCGATTCCACCGGAGGCGTCGCCACGGCAGGCTGGGAGATTGTCACCATTCGGCGGGCCGCAGGCGCCGCGCCCACGCTAAGGATCAATGGCGCAAACGATGCACTTAGCGGCGCTGGCACAACGATGACCGTGCCGACGACTCCGAATGTTCACGTGGGGTACCACACGACTGGGCTTTTCCCTCAGCCGATGAGCATAGCCTTCCTCTCCGCACTGACCGTGGCGTGGACGGACGCGCAAGCGGTAGCGGCAGAAAACTGGGCACGCAACACGTGGGCGCTGCCGTGAGTTTCGGTATTCGGGCGTCGTCCGGCGGGAGGCTGCTCTCCAATGCGCCCGTGTCGGACTACCCGATGATTATCCCGAGGCTCACTGAGAGTGTCGTGGATGACCGGCCGGCCATTCAGGAAGCCATCGACTACGCGCACACGCTCCAGCAGAACTCTAGCGTCGCCTACAGGGGGGCCACCTACTCCATCCCCAGCGTCTTCCTTCCTCGACGAAAGTACAAGCTCTCCAGCATTCCTGGGCGCAGGCACGCACTCGAGCTTCCGACCAACGTTGGCCTCGTCGGCGAGACGGGAACCATGCTCACGCCGGTCGATGACGAGATTGAGACGCAGAGCATGATCCTCTGCGGCTCGTTCAAAAACTTCGTGAAGGACATCACATTCGCCCGAGGCTATTCGGCCCTCACGCTATGCGGCGAGTCGGAGTACTACGGGCAGTTTTCCGCGGCCGTAGGTGTCGCCAGAAACGTCTCTAGCGGGTGTGAATTCTACGGGCAACTCGGCCCGTCGATCATGCTGAATCCAGACACGCCATCGTCGAACAGGTCGATTCAGGCGGGCTGGCTCGTGTCTAACTTTAGGTTCTTCGGCCCCCATCTCTACTGGGGAGTGGCCGACACGATGCGGTTTCAAAGCGGCGTCGTGGAATGGGACCAGTGGAACATACCGCCGCAGCTCAGTGAAGACGGGCTTCCGCTCGGGTGCTGGAACACGAACGGGCACCTCTTCGTGGACAACGTCATGTTCGCCCCGAACGGGGTTGGCCAGAGCGCTGTCGTCAACCAGCGCTCCTGTTGGTTCGTTGGCACTGGAGAGATATCCGTCTCCCACGTCACGCAGTTCGATCTCTCCTTCTCACTCGTCAGACAGCGCGCGACCGACAACGGCTTTCGAGGCAACTGGGGCGCGCCGATTCTCATCCCTGGCGGGGACGACCCGTCGCAACGGATGCAGCTCAAGCTTTACGACAACTACCACAACTTCTCCAACCGCAACCTGCTCGAGGTCTACGACTACTGGCCCTCGGAACTCATCATCGAGAACAACAACGACGTGCCGTTCGAGGGATGTTACGGGGCGTTCGTCCACTCGCGCGTGCCGCTCCTTAGCCTGGTGAAGCAACACGACACCAACCAGGTCGTTCGCGTCAGACAGCGGAGAGACCCGCGCGGTTTCCGTGTGCGCCGCGGCGATGAAGTCGACTGGAACCGAGAGAGCGGCGGGACGATCCAGGACGTGTCTCACGTGCTTTGGGCGCACCGAGACGTAGACGTGTCGTCGGTGGAGCCAATCGCACAACCGAACACGTTCACCGCTGGCATCGTGGACTGGCTGCCGACGATGGTCACCGTTGGCGGCCCAGCAGGTCCGGACGAGACCATTCTTGGCGACACGGTCAAGACCCTCGTCTCCACGACCGACAACCATATGATGGCGTTTCAGTCGGCCGACATCGGAACGGGCAGGCCGGCTGGGATCTACACATTCAGCACGTACATGCGGTTTGCGACAGAGAACGAGATACGGGTCACCTTCTCGGTGCAGGTAGACGGAGACGGCCCCTACCACCTCGCCGGCCGTAGCGTCGTAGGGTCCGCCCATCATCAACGGGTATCGTTCAGCTTCTACCACCCCGGGCCTACGCACGTGGTGCGGGTGGGCTGCAACGCCTACTTTATCCCCACGGGGGCATCGGCGAGTTTCTGCCGTTTCATGCTCAACGACGGGCCCGTGGCGGCCCCATACGTTGCGCCAGAGGGGCTGTAATGGGCAGCGCAACCGACGTAAGTGAACTCCTAGCCCCAGGCAACGAGAAGCGAGCGCGGGCCATCTGGTCGATCGTGACCGTGCTCGGGACCATGTTCCTCACCACCGGAACGGTCTCCTGGAAGATGAGCCGCTACGTCGCCGACCTCGAACGGTCGAACGAGGTTTTGCGCGGGGAGATCCGCGTCATCGCCAAGGACCTCGAGAACTTCAAAGAGGCCACGAAGGAAGAGCGCAAAGAACTCCGGGCGGAGCTGCACGACGCCAGGGAGCGCGCGGACAACGCACTCCTACTCGCGCAGCTCACCAGGAAGGGGGTCCCGTGACGAAGAAGACAACGGAGCAGCGTCTCGACAACCTCGAGCGCAACCAAGAAGTGACAATCAAGCTACTCCAACTTATACTGCTAGAGCTTGGGATCAGGAAAGACATTACCGAAGTGGCGAAGGAGCTGGAGGCGCGTAACGGCTCTGACCCTCCTGCTTCTGTGGGTGCTTAAAGGCCCCGGAAAGACCCAATGGAACCAGCGTACATACGGAAGATAGTTGCGGGCGTCTTCGGCGTCGTGCTCATCCTCATCGCCGTCCTGCTCGTAGAGGATAAGGCGCTCCTTGCCGTGCTCGCGTCGGCAGGGGTAGGTCTCGTGACGGCAGTCGCGGTGCCGTCTACCGGGCTCGGTCCGAAAGCCAACAGCGTCCGCCCGCCCCCGCTCCTGATGCTCGCACTCCTTCTCGCCGTTGGTTGCTCGGCCCAGAAGAAGGTCGAGATGGCCAAGGTGACCGGCGGAGCGCTCTCCTGCCGGGAGAAGATGTCGGTGGCCATTCAGGAGGCGGACTCGTGCCTCGCCGCCGCGGAGGGCGTGCGCAAGGTTCGGGACGAAGATCCCATGTGCAAGGACCTCTTCCGTGGTACCGGGTTCAGCATCAACTGCGGAGGTGTCCAATGAACACGGCGGCGTTTCTCGTGGCTCTGATGGAGCTCGCCAAGGAGATCATCGAAGCGTCCGCCAAGAAGGGCGAGGACCCGGTGGACGCCGTGGAGGCGCTGCGGCTCTCCCTCCGCCTCGGAGTCGCCGAATCGGTGCAGGCCGAGATCGATGCCAAATTCAACAAGGCAGGTCGCTGATGCCATACGGAGTGAAGTTGAAGAAACCAAAAGCCTTCAAGGCGGCGGCGGCCCACATCGAGAAGAAGCGCCACGGGACGGGGGCTGCCAAGAAGCTCAAATCTGCGGCCAACGTCACTGCCCACTCGGCGACACACATCAAGAGCCGAATGAAGCGGTACTGAACTGCTGCATGAAACGCGTCGCCGTCGCGCTGGTCGCCATGCTCGGCTGCACGCCGGCCCCATGGGCGCAGCGGTACGGGTACTACCTGGACGTCTATCCGGCCTACCCATTCAAGGCGACCGTGGTCACCCCGTCCGGCATCGCGATCGACATGAGCGGCAAGAACATCCCGGGGCTCCCAGCGGCCGTGGAGGCGTCCGTGCTCGAGGTCCAGAGCTGCCTTGGGAAGTCGATCGACCGGAGCGCATTCCGGGTCAAGGTGCCGCCTGACTGGATGAAGAGTTGCGACGGCTCGCAGGAGGTCCTCCCCTTCGCGACCCCTGACCGGTTCTGCAAGGGAGAGGCGGCCACCAATGGGTGCCCCTGCCGCTACAGGGCGCTCCTTCAGGAGCCCAACATCGTCGTGGTGACCCCGAACCTGCTCCTCTTCAAAGACGCCCTCGTGCGGCTCCTGACGGGCACGGCGGACACGTGGAGCACGCCCTCCCTGGCCAAGTGTCTCGCGCCGCACGTCCCGTAGTCAGAAGACGTCGTCGCTCGGCACCTTCGGCATGTAGCGTTCGCTCATCGTGGCCTGCCAGGCGTTCCGCTCGGCCTTCTTCATCTTGCCGAATTGCCTGACGGCGTGATGAAAGTCCCAGTGACAATCGCGGCAGAGCGGGATAGCCAAGTGGTCGTGGGTCTTCTGGGACATCCCCCTCCCGTGGGTGCTGTGGTGGGCCTCCACGGGAGGTGGCGCGCCGCACTTCGCGCACGACATCGCCCGCAGTCGCCGAAGGTGTTCGAGGTCTTCACCTGCCATTGCAGTCCGTTCCGGTGAGCGCGCGTAGCAGCTCAGCGATGCCGTTCAGCTCGGCCCAGAGGTCTTTGGTGGCAGGCTGTGGCGTCTCCAGCAGGACGAGAAGTCGCTGCACGCGGTGGTGCGTCCGTCGCTTGACGGCCAGGTCCCGAACACGCTTGCAGGCTTCCGAGAACAGCATGGGATGGTCCCTCCTTCCAACGGCCGCGATGTCATCGATGGCCCCTGCCCTCATCGGGCCGAGCGCCTTGCGCCTCTCGGCGTAGGTGGGGAAGGCCGCGAACACGTGGTCTCCCCGCTCGTGCAGGAGGACAAGGGAGATGAGGCCATCGGTGGTGAGCGCTTCCTCTGGACTGACACCGCACTTCGCCAGGTAGCCGAACAGAAACTTGTGGTAGCCGAACGTGAAGTGGGAGGCGTCCAGCCAGGCGGGAGGGGCGTGGCCTGCTCCCATCCCGTAGAGGACGAATCGCTCTGCATCGATGTCGTCGAGCCAGGACAATCCACCCGGTAACAGTTCCCTCCGGAGCACCAGGTCAAGAACCAGCGCTTCCAAGAGACTAGCACTGGTCGCCCTGGAGAGGCGCGGCAGATTGGGCGATGCGACCACTACCCCTCTTCGCCAACGACGCGACGGTGGTTGACGATATCCTGAACCATGGTGTGGTCGATGGGACCGTTCGAGCCCCAACCCTTCTTGGCGATGTAATCGAGCGCCGCCTTCGCCCGGTCAAACTTCACGTCTTGCTGCGTCACCCCGAAGCGTTGAAGCTGGCGAAGCTGCTTGTAGGAGCAGAGACCGTGCTCGAGTCTCCCCTTGCACTTGTCGAACAGCTTCCCAGCGGCTCGCTTGGACAGTTGGTTCAGCTCGGACTGTGGGACGCCGAACGAGGCGAGCGCCGCCATCTGTTTCGGCGTAGCTGGCGCTCCCGTGAAACGGTCTGCGTAGCGGTCTTCGTCGGCAATGGTGAGGCCGAGAACGCGGAAGGGATCGAACGCCCGGACGTCGGCCTTCACCTTGGCGTTTGCTTTGGCCACCGCGTCCGCCAGCGCCCGCAACTGCCGCCTGGCCTGTTCGAGGGCATCGCCAGCACGGACGCCTTGCTTGACGAGCTTCTTCGCGGCCTTCACTTCCGCGTCCGAGTAGTTGCCTCCTAGAACGTCGGACACCGAGGCGAGGTCATGCTTCGTGTGGTTCCCGACGAAGTCGAGCACGACGAGGTCAGGCTTCGCGCTCGCGGCAATGGCTTGCCTCCGTTCCCTTCCAAGCCCCGCCCCTTCGAAGTGGTCCACGACACCAGGAAGAACGCGAGAGCCCCTGACCGTCATCTGGGTATAGAGAGCCCGGGACAGTGTCGGCCTGCCCTGCACAATCAGGGAAGTAGGGGGCGCGTCGAACCCCTCGGTTGCCACCATGCAGTTGCAGAGGTACTGAATCCGCTGGGCGCGGAAGTCGGCCATGATGCGCTTCCGATCGTTCTCGTCGGTCGTCCCTGAGACGAACGCAGCGGACCCTGGGCGAAGGGCGTTGAATCGCTGCGCGGCAAGCTCGGCCGATCGGACACCGGGGAAGAAACAGATCCCCGTTCGACCCGGCTCTAGCTCCAGGGTCTTCTGCACAATCCCCTCGCAGTGCTGGACCATCGCCTGGTCGAGTTCATTCGCGGCGAGGTCGCCTTTGGTCTTCTTCACCGCATCGAGGTCCAGCCCTTGCAGCGTGGCCTCTTGGCAGTTGCCGAACGGAACCAGGTACCCCGCCTTGATACCATCGGCGATGTCGAACACAAACGCCACGTCATCGAACACCTTCCCGAGCGCTTTCTCATCGGCCCGGTCAGGGGTAGCCGTCACCCCGAGCTTCTTGGCGTCGTTGAAGTGATCCATGACTCGGCGGTAGGAGGGACTCGTTGCATGGTGGCATTCATCTATGATGACCAGCGAGAACCGGTTCTTCCCGAGACGGCCCAAGCGCTTCTGGTTGAGCGACTGCACGGACCCGACAACGATGCGCGTCTTGGGTGACGAGACCTGCTCGGCTTTCTCCACCTCCACGTACTCGCCCATCATCTGCTCGGCCCTACCCCGGGCCTGCTCGATCAGCTCGTCACGGTGGGCGACGATGAGGACATCCCCATCCCAATGCTTGGCGACGCAGGAGAAGAGCTGCGTCTTGCCGAGTCCACCCGCCATCACGACAAGGGTGGAATCGTTGCCGGCGAGCGAGGCGAGAATCGCGTTGTACCCCTCACGCTGGTAGTACCGGAGCCCATCAGGGTCCCCGCCCGCGTCCATTTCCTCGAACATCAATTCGAGCATGGTCTTACGGTGGAAGATGTTGAGTTGGCTCATTCGGCGAAGTCCTCCTCGGTCGTCATGGTCATGTCGGTCGACGGCTCCTCGGCGAAGAACCGGGAGTACGGGACGAATTGGCCCCCAGCGATGACCACTGCCCCGTCGCCCTCAGACCACAGCTCGGACGGGATCCCTTCCTCCTGATTCTGGGTGACGTAGCCTGTCCCCATGCAGCCGCCGCATGGGAGCGCTTGCAGTTCCTCCACCCCCTTGCAGAAGGGGCAGAGGCAAGTTGGGGTGAGCCCGCGAAGCGTGCTGGACAGGAGAGCAAGGTCTTCGCGAACGCGGTTCATTCTCGCTCGGTGGAGCGGGAGTCCCGAGTTCGACAGCTCGGTGAGTCGCCCAAGCGCACGGGAAAGCAGGGTTGCGGACTCGTAGGTGTGGCGCACCACATCGTTCGTCTTCTTGCGGAACTCGTCGTCAAGCTCGCCCCACGGGGAACGGATGCCGATGTCGGCGTCGTGGTCGATCTTGGCAATCTGCTCCAGCTTGCGCTTCTCCACCCTCTGCTCCAGTTTCCGCTGCCCCTCCTTCGACCGGCCAGAGACCTGGGCTAGCAGCTCGCGCGCCTCGGTCCTCGGCAGCTTCAGCTTGCCCTTCTTCCGCAGCGGCTCGAGGATGGTCTCCTTCCCCTTCTCGGCCCGCATGATGGCGATGCGCTCGGCCAACTGGTCAACCAGCTTCTTCTCCTCAGGCGGTGTCAGGTTCTTCCGGTAGGCGTTCTCGATCAGGCACATCAATTCCAGCTCGTCATCGGTGCATTTGATGAGCTTGCAGAGGACTTCCGATTCCCCGTTGTGCAGCGCAGCGGCTACCCTATGCGCCCCAGGGCCGAGCTTCCAATCGCTTTCCCTGACCACCGGCTCATGAATGACGCCCACCATCTTCATAGACGCCGCCATGGCGGGAATACCGGGGGCGTCGAGCTTCTTCCTCCAGTCGCCCGGGAGAAGGAGCTTGGTGATCGCCACCATGCGAAAGCCAACGGTCATCATGGCGAATGCACCAGGTTGCCCACTTGGACCTTGTAGGTGACTCCCTCCAGAGAGGCGACGTAGGCGTAGTGGCCACGCGGAGAGAGCATGACCACGCGGCCGTTGACGTCGTGGAACATCTCCCGCTTCAGCCACCACCAGGCCATGTGGACATGGTCTCCCGCGTGAATGTCGGGCTTGCGATGATCGAGAGTGTCGACGCTCATGGTGTCACCTTCTGCTTCACCCAACGCATTTGTACATACGGCTCGCCCTTCTTCACGAAGTCGGACGGCTCGCAACCAACGGCGCGCAGCTTCTCCTTGTCCAGGCTCTCCCGGCCCGGCATATCGATGGGCTTCCACTCCTTACCGTTGGCGTCCACGATGACGAGCAGGCCACGGCGGACGGCTTCCTTCAGGTTCTTCTCCACAAGCTCGCCAAGCTCTTGAGCACGGGAAGCCCATTCGAGTAGCCGCAGCGACTCACCAGGGGCGAGCGCGAGAGCCTCGATGGCGGCAGGGTCAGAGAGCCCAGCGGCTTTCGCCATGGCATCGGAGACCGTTGCAGGGAGCAGGTACTCCGGGCAGTGCATGCGGGCGTAGCAACTGCCGCAGTGAGAACCGGTGGAAGCCTCTCCCACGTTGAGAGCGGCGGTGGAGATGCGGTCCCATATCTCCGCCGCCCTAGGACCGTCCAAGTGGACGATGTCCGTGGACCAAAGCCACTTACCCTCCTTCGCGGCCCAAATTCCGGTGCAGTAGGCCACGCAATCCGTTTTCTTAGCGAATGCGCGTGCGTACGCGTGGACTTGTAGGGAGTCCGGCCCCTCTGGGGTAGTCCACACGGACTTTTTGATGTCGGCCACGAAGGCAACCCGAACGCCTTCCACCTCCCTGACCCAAGCGAAGTCGAGATGCCCCCACGTGAGAGCGTCCTTCTCGTCGCACGTGTAGTCGCCCCAACAATCGAGCCCCACCTCTTGCTCCTTCGCGGCAGAGGAGTAATCCAGCAGACACCACTCATTGACCACGGCATCGGCGGGAGCCTTCCACGTGGCAATCTCCTCGCGTTCAGCGTGGGACAGGGCGCCCATCAGGCGGAATGCCTCGGGGGCCCCCGCACACTTCGCGTGGAACGCCGTGGACATCGCGGCAGGCCTACCAGAGCCATGCCGAGCGGAGAGCCCGGCCGCGATGCCGCAGCGCTCAGCAAGGGGTAGCGAGGACATGCGTTTCATGTGGCCGCCTTCCTCATCTCGAGGTCCGCAATCAACACCTGGACTTCGGCTTCCAGCGTGACTTGGGACGGGGGCTTACCGAGTAGCCTGGTACACCAGTCGACCTTGGTAGGACCCATGCCGAGTTCTTCGATCAGGCCCTTCATCTTGATAACGGACTCCTTCTTGCTGCGCTCACCAGAGGGCGGCGGAGTCGTCGGAGTGGTGGACGTGGCAGGTTCCACGGGGGCATTCACAATGGCCTCCGCCGCGTGGGCGGCAGCGTTGCTAGCCTGTTGCTGCGCGAGTAGAGCGTTCTGGCCGGCGAGCTGTTGCTGCGCCGCGAATTGCTGCGCGGATATTGCCGCCGCCTCAGCCATCAACTGGTCACGCGGTGGCATTTGCTGCTGAGCGGGGGCCGACTGGACGGCCGGCTTGGGTTGCACCTTGGGAGGCGTGGGCGACGTCTTCGGTTTGTCCGCTGGACGGTCGTGCGTTGCCGCGTTGCCGTCGTCATCTTCCCCGCGAGGCGCCACACTGAGAATCCCTCCGGCGCAGTAGCGGCGGCAGTACGTCATGGCCGATCCCAACTTCTGCCAATCGCCACCATGGGCAAAGGTCGCGGTCGCTTCGATGAAAGCCCCCGAGGCGTGGGCGAGTATGGTGCGAATCTCCCACGTGTCGCCCTGGCGAGACTCGGGCTGCATGAGACAGAGCCCGTTCGCTGAGAGCGCCGGGACGGTCGCCTCCAAGTAGTCCGTCAACTCAGCGTAGGAGGACTTGAAAAACGTGTTCTCTTTCGAGCGGACGATCGGCTTAAAGTCCCCCTGCGCTTTGGCCAGCGCGGCGAACAATGGCCCCATGTCGCCCACCATGCGAAAGCCAGTATGCTTCGCCTCGGGTAGCATGATCTCACTCTGGTCGGACATTGGACACCTCTCCTATTATGGTCGGTTGACTCTCATGGTACTATCAACTACTGTCGAATCATGCAAGCGAAGAAGGGTATAAACAGAGGCCCAGTCAAGCCGCAATTCAACGACGTGTCGCGTGGAATCAAGGCGAAGATGTTGAACCAGGTTTGGGTGAAAGATTGGATGCTTCAACGGCTCGATGTGGCGGTGCAGAAGCGAGCCGTTACGAGCCCGAAGTTTTGCCGCTCGGATTGGATTCGCGAGGCGATTCACGAGAAGCTAGATCGCGAACTCGGGCCCGCTCCTGCCAGCGCTCAACGCAGCGGATAGAGCACAGGAGCAAGCGCTGCCCATCTGGCGCATGGTGAATCGCGAACCACTTCTCGGGCATTCCCTTCGCTTCGGCGAATTCGAGCCACGTGCCATACTCGCCGCATTCATGGCAGATCCCTTCCTTGAATTCCCACATAGCGATCACAGCTTCGCCAGGTGGTAGTCGACGGCAGCGGACACCCTTGCAAGGTGCCCCTTGGCGAGTAGGAGCGCCTTCTCACGCCTTGCGATCCAGGACTTGTCGCGCGTGGTGCCGAGCTTGACGTCGTTTAGGACGATTCTGTACGTCTCGCCGAACGTTCCGAATTGTCGGATGTAAAGGCTCATACCGTCCGCTTCGTTGTCGAGCCGCAAGCGAGACCAGGAATGGTTATCTGTTGACTCCCAAGACGGGAGCGGGGTGAGTGTCATCTCGTCGATCATAGTGGCCTACCGTTTCTCATGGGTGAATCGAGGGCCTCCCATGCGCCCTTCCCGCAAAGTCCAGACTTGTACCGATGTGGGAAACCGTACGCGCCGCAGTGACACGGCCCGCCTTGCACGTCTGCCCGACGATAGCGGCAATGCGGGCGACCCCTGCGGCAATGCTTCGCATGCTGCGACCGCGAGCAATGTTTCACGTTGCTACCGGCCTGGCGTATCCGTCAGGCCCGCGTTCAAACGAGCCGAGGTCTGCCCCGGAGAGGCTTGCCCCGGAGAGGCTTGCCCCGGAGAGGTTTGCCCCGGAGAGGTCTGCCCCGGAGAGGTCTGCCCCGTAGAGGTTTGCCCCGGAGAGGTCTGCCCCGGAGAGGTTTGCCCAGGGCACCATTCCGTTGCCGATAAGCCACGCCGCGTCGCGAGGGCGCGCCACGGCCAGCCACACAGCGTGTAGCGGCGTCCACTCGGATCGCCATACACCTTCGGTGGCTATCGAATTAAAGAACTCCACCCCTGCCTGGCAGGCGCCAGCGGCTCGCAGCTCTGACCTTTTCAGTTTGACGATGATCATGGCGCTGTCCTTTCCTCGGTCAAGAATTCGCGCAGTGCGCACCGGCCGATGTCCTCGCAGGCGTGCACCGAGTCCGGGAGTAGCGACCATCGCTGCGCGGGAATGGCAATCCCTGCCAGCTTGGAGAGATGCGCCTTATTGAGAACAGCGCACTCCGCTTGAAACCCCATGCGAACAATCCGAATCCTTTGCGATAGCGTTAGCTTTCCCATGCTCTTACCCTCCTTCTAATCCTCAATAGGAGGCACCCGCAGGTGCCCCCAGTTCAGGACTTAGGCGCGTAGCTCTTTCTGCGGGATCTCCGCGGCAATGGCATCGAGCAGCGAACCGGCGCGAGCTTCGATGACGACGCGATCATCGGTGTGCGCGACGTCGTGGGCAACGTCGGTTGCGCCCTGGACGAGTCCCCATACCGTGCGGGGATTGTATCCCCTCGGGTCGCGTTCTGCGGCGTCGTAGGCTTTCCCTGCGAGCGTCGTGGAGAATCCCTTGGCCCTCATCCACTCAAGCACGGACTTCTTATCCTTGCCCACTTCCTTCGCTTTCGCAGCGCGAATCGTCGCACCAATCTGAAGCGAACTCGATTGCGCATAGGCGCTCAACTGCGGCAGGGCCTTTTCCACGAAGCGGTGGGGGCCACCGGCGGTGTGGCGAATGGTCATCTCGGTCAGGTTCGACTGCCCCCAGATGATTCGATTGTCGCAAACGTAGTCGTAGGTGAAAGTTGAGATACCAAACGACTTCGAACCTGTCTCCGAATTCCACACGTAGAAACCGCGGTTCACGGCTTCCCCATCGGCTTCCACAACGTTGCCTTCATTCACCAGGAAGATGAACACGTCTCGATCGGAGGCGTAAAGTGTGGTCGCGCGTTTGGGATCATGTGCACCATAGGAGGACGCGGGGACCTTCCACTGGCTCATGTCCACATTGTCGCGAATGGCACGGACGACATCCGCATCCCAGATCCGCCCGTAGGTGGTGCTGGTGATTGCCGACGTCCAGGTCTCGCCATTCTTGCGCACTAGGATGCGAGCGTCGTTCCCTTCGTCGCTGTTGAGTTCGTGCGTCTCCAATGACCATTGCAGGGGGATAGCGGCGAGCTGCGCGGGAAGGGAGCGAAGGTATCCCGCGGGGGCTTTCGCTCGCTGGCAAAGCTGCCCGAATGACCAGTTATTGAGCAGCCCAGACACTTCGCCGCTCTTGTCGGAGAGAACGAGCCCATCGCCATCGTCGGAGAGGCCAAGCTGCATTGCGTCGAGAGCAACGTCTTTGACGCTGCACTCCAAGCGACGCGCCGCGACTTTGGTGTAGAGGTCATCGATCGTCAGAAAGCGCTGATCGTTCGGTCGCGAGGCCCATTGATTCGAAACACGCATATCGTTTGCCATGATGCATTCTCCGTGTGCCGCCGCAGGGTGATCGGGTGATTCCGATCCGCCTCGGGTGCTGCCAGCTAAGTGCTGGGAGGAATGGCGCGTTGCGCCACTCGACCCAAGACCTAGAGCCTACCAATCACATCCCATTCGGGCGGGCCATCCCATTCCGCCTCCTGCATTGCCTGGTTTCGCTTCCACGCAGCTACTTCGCGCTCGTATTCGACCTTGGCGCAATGGTCACAGAGAATGAAGTCTTCGCTGCCCGTAGGCTTGCCGCAAACGTCGCAGGATGGCGTATAGGTGGCCTTCACTGGTCATCCCCTACAACGTCGTAGGTTTCCCCATCGTCCTCGCACACCGCAATCTGCGAGTAGGGGTCAATGGTGATGTCTTCGCAGGGAGTGACCGGCCCAGCGACGATGATGACCTCGTCCAGAACGATCGCGTGAGCGGTACCCTGTGAGGCACCGAAGATGCCCCCAATGGTGAAGCATCCAGCCGCGAGAATCGATAGATTGAGCTTGCCCTGTCCCATGTTCTTATCCAATCCTTTCCGTTACTTCCAAACGTGAGCGGCGACGATGGCGCCAGTTTCGGGGTTCTCCGTGATGGCGTAGTTGCCATCAGGGTACGCGATGCCCGTCTCCTCGCAGATGAGAAGCTCTACCCCGTCGTTGTTCGACGAGATGCCCAACCGGTCAGGGTTGCACGTGGTGGCGTGGTGAGGGGCCAAGACGAACAGAATGAAGCCGAACAGAGCGGATGTCATAGTGCCTCCTCAGCATCGTATCCGAGCGACAGGAGGACCGTCACGCCTTCCAAGACGCGAGCGGCACGCGAGGCCTGCATATCGAGGTCAGACGCGCAGGGAGACCCAATGGCGCCCATTGACTCGCCTGCGATGAGCTTGGCGCGGACTCGCGCGGCAATGCGAAGACACGCCGAGACCTCCTCTTGGAGCTTGTCCAGTTGCTCCGTTGCGTAGTCCACGCGGCGAAGCGCCGTCTCACGGATGCGACCCACTTCAGGCTTCTCTAGAACCAATCGAGCTACATTCCCCATGATTGCCACCTCTCCAGTAATATGCGTTACTCTCACGTGAGAGTCAATGCTGAGTGTTGAGCAGTGGAGTCCAGGGTGGCCTCAAGGTCTGCCGTGGCGAGCCCGAAAGCCCCCAACCCACGTCCCTCCAAGCTCTTCTCATCACCCATTGTACAGAGAGACAATGCGAGCAACGTGCCAGCACTCACGTCACAGTCACTCCACACCTAACTGTGAACTAGCGTTAACACTCGCACCACCTTTCGGTGGTTTACGATGGCGATTCAGGGGGCAACCCCTCCGCGCAGCGGACACTTGTCCGGACACCTGTCCGCGCCGACCGGACACCTGTCCGCCTAGCCTCAGGTCTACACCTTAGAGCCACCTCCAATCGACTAAAACAGGGGGTAAGCTCATCCGTAGGTGTCCCTCCGCCGCCCGGGCGGATACAAGCCAAGTGTTCGTTACTGTTCACTACCGTATATTCGGCGCCGAGCGCTCTACGCTCGTCTGCTCGCCATAACGTTCCGTTCTCGGGCTTCTCCACCCTGCCAGCCTAGCCTACGCACAGCTACTGACGTTGTGCGTGGGTGTGTAGCTATGGTGGTGTAATCTGCCGTTCACGTAGCGTGGACGCCACGCCTGTGTTGGGACAGTGTCCCATGTTGCCGGACCCCCGGCAGGGGGGAGGGGGGTGGGCTCGGAGGGTGTGGCTATGCCAGTTACAAGATTTGCCAAATCTGGGTTGACACTGGCGTGAGGCTCATGTAAGCAGAGGCATGGGAAAGCTAACGACTGCGTGGGTGCCTGCCAGGCTGCGGATGGCGGCGGTGGTGACGAAGACAAGCGTGCTGGTTCCTGTGCGGGCCAGACTGGTTGGCGAGAACAGGTACAGGAAGAAGCTGGAGGTGTCGCTCCCATGGGGAGGGCTCTACCGGACCGTGGACGGCAAACTGCCTCAGGCTGACCTGGAAGGTCTCGACGGCATGCCGTTCTCGCAGGGACCGCTGGAGGCTGCGTTTGCCCGCCTGGTAGAGGCGAAGGACAAGGCTGACACTCGGAGGAAAGTGAAGCGATGAAAACCATAGCGGACATTGTGAGCAGGCTGGACATCGAGGCGACCGACGACCTGGAGGCGGACATCGTCCGGGACTCCGAGCTGGCGGCCAGGATGGCGGAGGAGATTTGGTTGAAGGCGGCCATTCCCTTCATGGAGAAGCACCCGGAGGCCAAGTTTGCCGTGCTGGGGCCGGCGCTGATGTCGGTGGCGGCGACCTTGGGGATGGCGATGACCTCCATGGACCAGGAGGACTTGGCGACGATGATGAAGTTCGTTGCCGAGGACTTCGTGTCGGATGCGGCCTCCCTCCGGGCGAGTATGAGGCAGCGCAAGAACCTGGGGCTCTCGTGAGGGTCCGGCTCAAGAACTACGCCCTCATCCCTTGCTGCGAGTCCGAGCTGGCCACCGACCTGTGGAAGAAGCCGGACGGCATCTACGAGCTGACGCTCACTCCGGTGAAGGTCGAGCCTCTCCCTGAGTCGCCTGGCAAGGAGCTGTTCCGGGTCTCCAATCCTACCCTCTCCGTCGATGACTTTGAGCGGGCGTGGTCGGAGATACCAGTAGCAAAGCGCTTCGCATGGGAGGCCAAGGCCGATGCGGTGATTCTGTTCTACCGGAGGTCGCAATGAACCACGCGGTCAAACGTACCGTGGCTGGTTCCATCACCTGCCCGAACGGTCTCCCCCAACTGACCGACCTCGACCTGGCTCAGAGAGTCTCACTTCTTCCACTCCCAGCCAATGACCACGAGCGTGCAGTGAAGCTCTGCATAGGACTCGTGCCAGACAAGTACGGCCTGCTCCGGAAGAAAGATCGCGACTGGCTCATGCAAACGGCATCGGCGAACGGTGCCCTTCCGAAGTTTCCCCACAAGAGAAAGGTGCAAGGGTCAACGAATGACACCATCGCTCCCGATAGGTACATGGAGCGAGAGACGAAGGGGACGCTCTTAGCGTGCTCGATTATTTCCAAACAAGTCCCGGCGCTCGGTGGAACGATGCCGACGCCTCCACGAAGGAGACACTGGTGAAGACGTACTTTGAGCGCATCGCGCGAGTGCAAACGTCAGGAAGGCGGCTCGTGTTCACGACCGACTCAGAGCACGACCAAGACGTTGAGGAGTTCTTCGAGGCTTTTATGGGGAAACGAATCCGCGTCGCTGTCGAGATCCTGCCGAACCTCGACGAATTCAACGAACCGATCAAGAAAGGGAAGAAACGATGAAACGATACCTGCCGCTACTCATCCTCGCCGCCTCATGCGGCTCCGAAGCCATTGAACCAATCTCCTCCCAGGCCCAGGAGGCCACCACGACTTTCAGCGTTTACAACGGCTCGAGTACGATCGCTCCCTGGCACAGCTCATCGAAGTTCTGCCTGGCCACTTATTTCGGAGCTTCGGGCGGAGCCGTCGGAGCTCCACTCTGGCCCATCGGGCTCATTCCTAAGATTGGCTACCGCGGCGGCATGCTCGGGACCATCCACGCCCTGCCATACGACGACGACACTGGAGAAAGCCACGCCTACACGCAATCACGCTGCTGGGATAAGTCCAACTTCGGCATCACCGGAGGCTCGACAGATCTCTTCAACCCGCCGCAGCTTCTCGTCTCCCACACGACCCATTCGGCGACGGTCAACACTTCGATCGACATGTGGAACGGCGCGGCGTTCTGCCATATCGGGGACGTCAACAGCTTGAATACAACCTCGGAGGCCGTCTACGCAAACCCAACGGCGGCAGGCATTCCCAACTGGAAGCTAGGAATAGCGAGCGGCAAACCCACCATCGGCGTCAAGGGCGCGTGCGTGCACCCAAACCGGCCGTTCCTCATCGTCGGCCCCTTCACAGCCAATCCTTCTCTCACGACGGCACAGACGGTCGTCGGGCCGCCCACCAGTCAGACGGTGTGCTTCTTCACGCGCATCCAAGGCAACCTCGACGAGTACGCCGTCGAGATCCATCAGGTCGCCGGACGCTGGAACCTGACAGCGCACGGACACGCCGTGAGCGCGCGCATGCACTGCGCTCAATTCACGCCATGATTCGTTTGACACTCATGTGAGAGTAGTGTACAGATAGAGCATGGCGCTTGGGGATGACCAGATGACCTGCTCTGTCCAGGTAGTGACCTGCCGATGTGGCGCATCGCGCCTTTGTCGTTTGGGTCCCTCCTGGCGAGTGGACCGTCACGGCTATCCTTTTCTCGAGAGCACCATGTTCGAACACGGCTTTCGCGAGCCCATCACCGAGGAGCAGCATTTTCGTCTGCTCCACAAGGAGTGCCTATGGAATACGGTAACCCCCTGCTGACCTTCGTCGTCTGCGCGTTCTCGTTCGTCGCTGGCCTCGCCATGACGACCTGCCTCCAAGTCGCATTCTGATGCGCGTGACGGTCTTCGGGACAACCCGGACGCCGAGAGCGGCTGTCTACTCGGTCCTCGACGACCTGCACGGCAAGCACGGCGTCCACGTGGTGGCGTGGCAAGACAACGCCGGAGGTCGAATGGCGCTCGACTGGGCCATATCCCGGCCAGGCGCCGACTGCTCCACGGTCGGGTCGGTCCGCGCCTCGGCGAAGCGGCACATGGGCCAGTATTTCGACACGAGAGCCGCGATCATGGCCCTTTTCAAGCTCTGGGAACCGGATAAGTGCCTCGTGTTTGCGGATGGGTACTGGCTCTCGCGAGGAACCGGGAAGCTCATCGTCAAGAGCTGCGAGAAGTGGAATTCCGAGCTTGTGATGTACCTCCCACCCTTCGACGACGTGCTCCCGGTTGGTCGGGAGCTTGAGCTTTGCGGCAAATTGCCCGCTTCTGGGACGGGAATCTGCACGAGGCCGAAGGGTCACGGCTCCGCTTGGCATTGGCACAATGAAAAGGGTGTCAGGCACCAGAAATTCTGGGCCCCATGAACGTTCTCGCGACCTGTTTCGTGAAGCTCCCTGCTGTGTGCCTCTCCAACCGGACGCACAAGCACTGGAGAGCGCTCAAAGACCTCGCCGACGCGCAGAAGTCCCACACAGGGGCCGCCGTTCGCTCCATTCCGCTCGTTTTGCAGAACGATGTTCGCATGGCTCTCGCGAAAGAGCCCATTCTCGTCAGGTTCACCGTCATCACGGTCCAAAAGATGGATGATGACAACCTGCAAAGCTCCGTGAAGTACTACAGAGATGAGGTTGCCCGATGGCTGGGTGTCGACGACGGGGATCCTCGTGTGAAGTACGTTGCGCTCTGGGAGCGGTATCGCGGAAAGAGCATCCGAGGCGTACGTATCGAATTCGTCAGATTCTTGGACCATCTCCTCGAGGCCAAGCTCGAAATCGAGAAGCAAATCTCCGCACTCTCCAGGAGCAAACCATGATCACTCTACTCGTCGGTCTCGTTGTCATCGGTCTCATCGTCTATCTCGTCACCCTCATCCCCATTGACCCGGCCATCGTCACGATCATCCGCGTTGTAGGCATCGCCGTCGCCGTCATCATGGTTCTCAGAGCCTTCAACATCGTTCATTTCGACCTCCCCCGATGAACGACAACGAGCGACTACTTGCGCTCGCTGCTCGCTTGAGCGACATGCTCAACGAGGCCCAGCTCATGTGTTACACGCTCATCCTCGACAGAAACGATCTCCGGGCCCGCAATCGCAAGCTGGTCGACCTGGTCCGCGATGTGGCGCCTATTCTGGATAACTTCAGCCATACCGGGTACGCGCAGCGATGCCGCGCCGCGATAGAGGAGAACGCCGATGGGAAGTGAGAATCCGTTTCAGGCGTGGCTCACGATGAGAGCCGAGAACGCGAAGCCTTATGTTCGCGGTACGGAGACGCGCGACGTCTGGGAGCTCGTGTGGCCTGACGCGAGCTGCAACGGCAACGACGCGGTGCGACGGCTCAAGCCTGAGGACGTTGCCGACCTGTTTGCCGAGAACGCAGCCATCATCGCGAACGACGATGGCTACCTGGCCGCGACGATAAAGGCGCTGCGCGCTGTCCGGGTCGAGAACGCGCGGCTCCGGGCGGCTCTTTCGAGAATCATGCGAAACTCCGACGACGACTGCGCGGCCGACGTTGCGCGCGATGCGCTGGAAGGCAAGGGCGCGTGAGCTATCGATACGGCGACAGTCCAGACCAGTTGATTCCGTTGCGTCGCGTCCGACCACGCGGAACCTGTCCGCACTGCAAAGACACCGTTGAGCTCGTCGATGGGCTCGTCGCCTATCACGACTATCCGAAACCGTGCAGGTCGGTGTGCCGCGGCTCTAAGAGAGCGCCGCTGGCCGTGCTGAAAGGTACCTCCGATGCCTAAGAGTAAGCCGAACAAGTGCAGCCTTCCGAACTGCCCACTAAGCCCGTGTCCGGATGCCAAGCCAGCCGAGCCACCGCCCGAAGTGCCGATGCCAATGCCGGATGACTGGAGTGATCTCGATTGCGATGACCTGAAGGCGCCACTCCGACCGCCCGAAGTGCCGGCGCCGGACGAGGTGGCGCCATTGTGCAACCTCTGCGGA